ATTCCTTCACGGAGTCTCGGCAGACTGGGATGCTAGATTTACGGATGAACAGTTTGAAGAAATTGTCCGTCGATTGATCGATCATGAATATCCAGTCAATTATATTAGCCGAAGCTATTCCGGAGGTATCCACGCTGTTTGGTTTTTCGAGTCCCCCTTGTTCATGCATGGAGCTCAGAGCAATACACGATTCCTGAAGCGTTTGGCCAAAGAGCTGAAGCTTGAGGGACGGGACGCGATTGCTCGGGGCTTTGATCTAGGAAACTTTGAAAAGCAGCATTATCTTCTTCACGGTGGAGATTGGAGACCGGTCAGCCCTAAAGCTCGGATCAGTGCAGACATGCTACATTTCTGGCAGTATGAAACATCTAAATCCGCTGACTTTCGTGGACAAGGCCCTGAGATTCCATTGAACACCGTATTCGAAGAGGTCGAGCGGGCTTGGCCCGATCATCAATGGCCTGGAGAATTTGTCGAAGGTTCTCGCGGTCCAACCTTTTGGGATCCGGGCGGACAGCACAAGACTACTAATTCTGCGATCGTCAGGGATACAGGCATGCAAGTGTTCAACATGGCGAAAGGTTTCTACACCTGGAGCGAGGTTCTGAGCCCTGCGTTTGTTCGTCAGTTTGAAGTTGGACGGATTGGTAAAGCGATTGATGGCTATTGGTTCGATGGAAAAAACTATTATGTTCAGGACGGGTCTGGTGGATTCTTTGTAAATAATAAGGAAGAATGCCTTCTAGACCTCCAATGCCGAAACGATCTTAGTTCACGCCCCGGACGCAATGAGAATGTATCCGAGAGTAAACGAGCATTGCACTCGATCATCACTGGTAAACGAGTAGAAGCTGGACTTCCTTTTTGTTTTATTAAGAGCCCGATTGTAACCCATGAAAACCGTAGGTATTTCAACACGGCAAGGGTACAACCTATTACCCCAACCGATTTTGAGGTTACTCCCGAAAAGGATTTCCCCGAGATCTGGAAGTGGATGAATTACATGCTCGGAGATGAGCAGATTAATCATGAATTGGATTGGTTAGCCTATTCCTATTCAAATGCACATGCTGGAAAGCCTAAGCGTGGACATGCTCACTTTTTAGTGGGTCCTCCGAACTGCGGAAAGACCTTTTTCAATACGCAGGTTCTTGGGAAGTTATTTGGTGGCGGGATCAAAGCATCAGATTATTTAACCGGTAAATCAGAATGGACTGAGCATTTGTTTGAGTATGGTGCTTGGCTTGTTGACGATGAGGCTCCGAGTGCGAGCAATGCTATGCACACGGCCTTTACCGCCAAGCTGAAGGAGCATATCGCCAATGATACATTTCTGATCAATGGTAAGTTTAAGAAGTCGGGTCGTGTATTTTGGCGCGGACGGATTAGCTGCACATTGAATGATGACCCGGTATCGATGCGACTTCTCCCTGATTTGGACATGAGCATTAAGGACAAACTCATGGTCTTCAAATGCCGTGACGGGTATGATTTCTTTCCCGGTATTAAGGATGTAATCGCTAAAGAGCTTCCGGCCTTCGCCCGTTGGCTTTTGGACTACGAGATTCCACAAGAGCGCTTTGATGTACGATTTGGAGTCCAAGCATACATCAATCCGGGCCTTGAGGCGATTGCGAAGGCCGATAGTCGCTACAGCCACATCATCGAGATTCTGGCTATGTTCAGAGCAACGCTCGGGGACGATGCCTGGGAAGGTACTTGTTCCGAGTTGATGGTTGTTCTTTCCGCCAATGAGAATAATCGAGTACTTCTCAAGGAGCTTAATCCAAAGAAACTCGGCTGGGGTCTTAGTCACATGACATCAAAAGGCTTTGATTGGGTCGGTCGTAGCGATCAAGTTCAATACGGATGGAAGATTTTCGGGAATGGCTAAGAGCGCAATGAAAGCGCTCGGCACCTTGTTCGAGCAGAGGTTCGTGCTCAAATGTCTTGAGCACGGGCTTCACGCTTTTAGTCCGATCGAGGAAGGGCTGCCTCAGGACATGCTTGTCATGAATCACGCAAACGAAGTTCTGCGGGTTCAGATCAAAGGAACTAAGACACCTGTTAAAAAGTGGAAGACTGATCGGTATAAAATCACCGCGGGCACAGGGAACAACAGCAAGAAAGCGATCGATTGCGATCGCATCGATATTGTTGTAGCTCATGTCGATCCTGACATCTGGTACATCGTTCCATGCCCCGAGCTTAAGTCGGTTAGCATGTGGCTCTACCCTAATGCCGAAAACTCTGTTGGTCAGTACGAACGCTTTCGCGATCGTTGGGATTTATTAACGGGGCACGGAGAAATAGCCGTTACGACGCAAACGGACACGCACAGTTTCCTCGGAGACACCGAGAATGCCCGCTATGATAGTTGGACTCAGACCGGCCTCGAATCGTGCGAAGATCATATTTGAATAGAACCGCATTCGCTTTTTCATTTTCTTTTGATCCGCCAGGAATAGGTATCCTTTTTTCCTAGGCTTTTGAGACTCTGGAGTCTCTAAAGAAAACGCCGCCCGAACTTCATCTGCTGAAAGCCCTAGTTTATCTAGGACCTTGCTTGGCTCAGGACTTTTCTGCTTCTTCTTTTTCGGCATCGATTCTAAAAGCTGTAGATACCGATTGTTTGGCGGGGAATTCAACAACTCCCTCCGACCAGATATCAGTGCTCGCCTTATCAAATTCGAAATGCACCCGAAAAATAATATCGGCAGTCATTTCATTCTCTAATGCACACAATCGAACCTGTGGAATTAACTCCTCAGCAATCTCTTTTGCCTGCAAAGATACAGCGTTTAACATGTCGTTTTCACTAGCCTTTTGAGCTTCTAACCAATCCTTCATAATCCCTCCATTTTTGTTGCAGTAGGTACAAATCAGGTACATATTGCCATTTTTAACAGTATAACATTGCAACACACCATTGTCAACTTGCTGAATATCAACAACTTGCCCGGATGGCGGAATTGGTAGACGCGCTGGATTCAAAATTTGATATAAAGCACTAGTTGTAGGGTGTTTATGCAAAAACCCTAGACAAAATGAGAGAATACACAAAATGTAGTGATATGAATCACACACCACGCAGGTACAAATCAGGTACATCACTGAGAGCCAAATCTAAAACCGGCACTCGAATATATAAACGCAGCCAAAACGGAGGGTGGAATTATAAAGCCCAGGTAGCTGGAAAATCCAGATACTTCCCGCTCGGTTTGGACAAATCAAAAGCGCTCGATCTGGCAGATCAAATACGAGCACATTTGATCCTTCACCCATTCCGTGAGGTTCAAGAGATGTATAATAAAAAAGCATTCGCATTGACCAAGCCTAAACCTCCGACCTTAGGCCAATGTCTTGAGGCCCTAGCGATGAATCAAGTATCCGCAGGGATTACCGATACGACATTGACCGGATATAGACAGGCGATTACTCGGTTGATTAAACAAGTAATCGGAAAAGTTCCGGACGACAGTTTTGATCTGTCCCTAATCGACGAGGATTTTATTAGGCAGTATAAAAACCAAGCGCTTTCGGGCATTAGGGATGAGTCAAAGATCGCAAGTCGTAAGCGAACGGTCAATAGTCTCATGCGTCAGGTTAAGGCTATCTTTGCCCGGCCTCGTATATTCAAAGATTATGATATGGCATTCGTTGAAGCGATTAGATCTGAAGAGTTCTACAAGAAACTAAAAAAGCAGTACCATCTACCAGCTGAAGATCTGATTGAAAAAACATTTACTTTGTTTGCCGAGTCAGAGGGCGACATATTTACGATGCTTGGATTGAGCTTACATTTCGGGTTGCGTAGAAACGAAGCATTTCATTGTCGTCGAGAATGGTTTGATTTAGACGGTGATCGGGCTCGCATTACTGTGGCTGCGGATAGAGACTTCAGGCCGAAAGGTGGGCACGAAGGTTTTACTCTTGGAAGCAAGGTGATCGCTAAATCGATTTTGAATAAAGCGTCGGGCGATGATTTATTAATTACTACCCGAGCGGATTATGGACGGGTACTCTTTGACGATTTAATTAAAAAGCTTCGATCAATTGGATGGGAGCGATCCAGTCCCTTGCACGAATTAAGAAAATTGTTTGGGTCTTATGTAGCTACTACTGAAGGAATTTACATATCTCAAAAGTTCCTGAGACATGCAGATGCAAGTACGACTAACGATAGTTACGCCGATGTCATGGCTAACGATAAGATCAAAGCGTTATGGGCTGCCTGACCAAATTATGGCCAGCTTTATGAGCATGAACATAATGTCTAGGATTGCTTCGCGCTCCAGGAAGAACATGACCATCACGACAATCCAATAGACCTCGCGTTGGACATTGTGCATCGCTAGAACGATTTTCCTATGTTGTAACCAACTGCCATTTCGCGCATCGCCCATGGATAATTTTCATGGGTTGCTACAAATAGTTTAAGTTTAAATCTTCGGCCTCGCAGATTGGTAAATACTTTTACGATCTCTTTGATCGGTCCTTTGTACTGCCCGGATACTTTACCTGAATCGTTTTGAATATATAGCCAAGCATGTCCGATTGAATTTGTATGGAACGAAAGGTCTATTCGATAAACCTCTTTCTCCGCAGATTCAGATCCGAAATGCATCCAGTTTGTTTCTGCAATCGAAAGGTAGCAGTCTTTAAACCATAAAGGATCCGATATGGTGCCCTTCCCTACGCTTGCATCTGTAAATGGACTGGGTAGATATTTCCCTCGGTATAAAAACGAACCCTCTTTATTGGCTACAATTCCTGTCTGTGTATAAGGATCAAAATTAGCGGTTGTATCTATAGGGTCTGATACTTTTTGAAATACCGGATCGTTTAAATCTAAGAGATCAGATTTAAGAATCTCTTTATCCTCTGAAATACAGTAAACCTCTGAGGAGTTGTCCTTGATAGCGAGCGCGGTGACATCGAGCGGAAATGGCCCTGCGAGTGAACTACTCCGTTCGGTAAAACAGTAGGCTTTATATTTTGACGGCTTAGCCGCGGCTTCAATTGAATCGCTCATTATTTGTAGGGGAAGTATTTGTTAAGAGTTGCCTGCCTACGCTTACAACCTCCGCACTGTTTTATACCAAGCTTGTCGGTTACTTTTTTAATCGAGTCTCCAAGACCTTTTGATTTCTCGGGCTCCTCTGGTTTTATAGTTTTTTTATCTTCGTTCATTATACAATGGTGGCTCCTAGGTTTACGCAGTCGCACTCAGTGTACTGCATGCTTGAAGGTTCCATGCTTTCCCAGCATGTATTATTGTCGGGGGAGTAGTCATAAATACCTGCAGTATCATCGCATGGATCAGACCCGCCGGATCCGCAAGCTGCTTGGCAATCTGCGCAGCTTGAATATGTACCCATTTGCATATCATCTTCTACACACTCCCCGCCTATACAGTTAAAAGTAGCTGCTGCTTTCCAATCTTCGCACTCCTGGAGCGTGTCAAAGTCTCCCAATCCAGACCCGCTATCGCTTACACACTCGCAATTTTCTAAGTTATATTTGTTTCCGGGATCGGGCACTTCATCAGCGTCGGGGGCGCGGTCAATAAATTCAGCTTTTACGGTTATATAGTTTGTATGGTCAGTTACTAAAAGAGTGAGATCTGTAGGGTTGTCTAAAGCACCACTAACAATTTGCACTTCGCCCGCAGCAGTACCAAGCCTTTCAGACTCTGGAGTAGTGTTTAGGTGCTTAATAACCCAGCCCGTAAACGACCAACCTTCATTAGCCACAGCGGACATGGTGTAAGCGGATCCATTCATAAAATATCCGTTATCATTCCTTACAAGAATTCCTGGATGATATACGGAATTAACATGCCCGTTCCTCCCTCCGATTTCTATTCTTTGAGCTCCGACATTGTGTTTTACTCCGGATTTTTCGCTCGTAGTCCCAAAGTATCTAGTTTCTTCAACTGTGAGTAAACCTCCAGGATCGCTGTATCCGAGCTCATCACTTTGCCAACCGTTGAAGTCATCAAGGTTTGTACCCTCTTCAGATATTTCTACGACAATATATAAACTTTCTGGATCAGGGGTAAAATCGTCGGGTATAGAAGCTTGTAAATTTGTTGGCCCGAGGTACGGTGCTACAGGTGATGCACCCCATATTATTTGAACAGTTGCATCTTGATTATATGTTAAACCGTCAACCTCAGATTTATAGTACCAACGGTTTACAGAATCCCAGTAAGGATCATCGATATCGGGATTAAATATAACCTCTTCCGGTATGTATATTTTATGGAAATGTGCGTCAACGAATTGGCTGTCAACTTCTGCCCGAACACTTAAAGTCACAGGTGTTCCAGTGTTACTGTTTAAATTGTAGGAATTTAAAAACGATGTCCAGTTACCTGTATTTTTTACGGAAGAGTACCCGGTTAAATTCCAGCCCCCGACAACATTTTCAACCTTAGCGGAGAAAGGACCTAGTAGTTCAACAGCCTGCAAATTAGTTGGCCCGACTTGCGGCGGAAGTACTAGCGCATCTAAATTTGTAGGTCCGACTTCTGGAGGGAGAATTATAGCTTCTAAATTTGTAGGACCTTCAGTTGGCGGGAGAATTACTGCATCTAAATTGGTAGGACCTTCAGTTGGCGGGAGAATTACTGCCTCTAAATTGGTAGGTCCAACCTCTGGAGGTAAAACTTCTGCGTCTAAATTTGTAGGTCCAACCTCTGGCGGTAAAACTTCTGCATCTAAATTTGTAGGACCTTCAGTTGGCGGGAGAATTACTGCCTCTAGGTTTGTAGGTCCGACTTCTGGCGGGAGAATTACTGCCTCTAAATTGGTAGGTCCAACCTCTGGAGGTAAAACTTCTGCGTCTAAATTGGTAGGTCCAACTTCAGGTGGTAGAATTATAGCTTTTAGATTTGTAGGTCCAACTTCTGGTGGTAGAATTATAGCTTTTAGGTTTGTAGGTCCAACCTCTGGCGGGAGAATTACTGCCTCTAGATTTGTAGGTCCAACTTCAGGTGGAGGGAGAATTATAGCTTTTAGATTTGTAGGTCCAACTTCTGGAGGTAAAACTTCTGCATCTAGATTTGTAGGCCCAGACTCTGGCAGAAGAACTTCAGCCTCTAAATTTGTGGGCCCTTCAGTTGGTGGTAAAACTTCTGCATCTAAATTTGTGGGCCCAGACTCTGGCAGAAGAACTTCAGTCTCTAAGTTTGTAGGCCCAACTTCTGGCGGAAGAATTATAGCCTCTAGGTTTGTTGGTCCAACTTCTGGCGGAAGAACTTCAGCCTCTAAATTTGTGGGCCCAACCTCTGGCGGAAGGATTACTGCCTCTAGGTTTGTTGGTCCGAAAAACGGGGCTAGTATACGAGCTATTAAATTCCTAGGCCCCCTCAACGGGGTTCTTGGAATTAGATCAAAAGTTTTTTTTTCCTCGGACTCTACAAAGAACCAGTACATCCCGGTCTGTGGGGAGTATACAGCAAAAGATTTAGTTAGGTCTGTAGGTAATTCATCTTCCCATACGCCCTTACTTTTCCAGTTTGCTTGGTCTTCATCCGCCCGGCTTCTTAAGTCCTCCGACCCACGACTTGCGGCCTCATCCTTGTAAACTTGGCCGTCGTGCCCTACCCAATATGTCAATGATCCAGATGCTCGGGAAACAACTTTTGAATTTACAGCTGCTGAGAAATTAGTCGCTGGTGCTTGTTCAACACGATATCCAGTATTTGCTTGGTCTGGAGCGGGTGCGTAGAGAAGATGACATCCTTTGTCCGTATGGACTACTACTTGATCTCCACGGGTTGAGAGTGCTGTTATTTTGCTCGCATTCGAACCTAAAATGTCGACGGTCGAAAGTACGCCCCGGTTATAAGTTGTATCCTCAGTACTGTAAGGAGTATCTCGATACGGAGAGGTTAGGCCTGCAGGTTCTGATATGTATACGGTTAATGGTTTATCTGGATTGCCTGCTGCAAAGATTGTTTTCTTAGGTCCTTGAACAAAGAACTGACATTTTGGAAACCTTGACCATTCTTGACTGTATAAACTTTCGTCTGGAAAAACTTCAAAAGTATCGTCCGGGCCTTTACCTACAAATATTGATTCATTACTCCCATCTCCGACGGCGTAAAGTTTATTACCTATTGGAGTAATATTTGCAGGACCAGCGGTATAAAGCGATGGATCTTCAAATGTAAATTCTTCCTGCTCTGTGAAAGATTCTAGCTCGGTATGTTCAGTGGTTAATAGTGCTATATCGTGAACTTCGTTCTGTCGGGATACAAAGACTATAGAATTTCCTAATCCATCATCTGCGGAAGATATTTTATTTTGGTCACCATCCGCGACATATTGAACATCGCCGATTTTGTTCCACACAGGACCGCTACGCAAACCGCCCGGCCCGTGCGGTAAGCAACCCTCGACTAAACGAAGGGAGCCGCGATCGGCGTCATCGCGATGCGCTTCGATCCCGGTGAAGGATGGTATCCGGAAAAACCTCACCGCCTTATACTCCCCGCATTCTCATTGTGTAGCAATCGCTTGGCATTAGACACAATTATTAATTGTACCTATCCTTGTTACGCCCAATGCTCCCTGATTGGTCCATGGATTGTAGAATTCTGGAGACCAGGTTGTAGTAAGGCTGATATTTTTACTTCCAGACGATACAGGGCTTGTAAAATTAGTCATCCATTTATGGCTACCGGGGCCATTATTACCGTACTCCCAGCTAGAAAATGTGTATGTAGCGTGCATACCGGTAAATGTAACACTGTTCGACCCGCTGTTTGTCATACTTCTCAAGGTACCGTTAGAAGAGTGCTGATATACAGCCTCGGTGTCCGACACTGTTTTTAAAACCCAGTTCTCTTTAATATCAATATTATCAAGCCGCGCATTTCGCATAACTAGTGAGCACGCGTTGTTTTGGTAGCAAGGTTCCTCCGTCCACTCAGTCTCATGCAATGTATGTGGGACCACATATCCGCTTGAAGGCGAAGAAGTTCCCGGGTTTGTCTCGATGGGAAAGTCGCAGTATAAATTGAGAGTAGGTCCGACTGGTGCCGGTGGTTCCGGCGCTGTCCAAGTAAAATTGCAATACTCTGCGACATTTCTACCACCGCTAAAGTTATGCCAGTGCAAACTTAATACGTCTCCTACTTCGCTCGGACCACCAGCCGCAACGGCATTATCAATACCTCTAAAAAAAGGATTACTGTTTGCCCACCCCCCGTTACTCAGAGTTAATCGATTAGGGTCGTTAAATATGTATGTATCAGCAACATTACTTTCCTGAACTTTAGTAAGCCAGGCACTGTTTGAATCACTTGTTACTTCTGTAAAAGAAGCCGGGGCAGGGAGTACTCTACCACCGGACCAGGAAACTGATTTTTGCCTGACAGAATTACCCCATCCTGGAGGGTCTGAAAAAATGTGAGTACCCCACCTACCATAAAAAACATCGTCGCCGTCAGAGTTTATGTGAAAAGAAGAGAAAATAGTATTACTTGAACTAGCTCCACCAAAACCACTCAGACCAGTGGAATAGGTAACTAAGTTACGATTATGTATTTTATGTAATCTCCATATCACCGTTCCTTTTGATTTTACTTCTTTTGAAGAGCCATCCGGCATGAGAATTTCGTAAGTATTTGTAAATAGTGTAGCCCACCCTTGAACAGTTTCAGATGCATAACGTGTTTCAATTATGGTTTCCGGGATTTCATTAGGGTGAGGCAAGCGTGTTGAGTGCGGAACACCTCCAAAAAATGCGGTGTCTCCCGCACACATGACATTTAATGTATCTTGAGAAATATCGTCATCGGGTATGGTCGGTTCATCCGTGCTGTCATGCGGGTCGTTCGTAGTGTCTTCATCTTGCAAAACATCTCCGATGTCTGCGTTATCATCATTAAGTAGGCACCCGTAAGCGATTTGGTCTTCAAGCTCATCTGCCTGAACGCCTTCTGCAAGCATAACGACGGTTCTTACCCGAGTTCTTACATTTCCATGTATATCATTGATGGTATAATTTATATTATATGTGCGTGTCTCCACATCGTCTGCTTCCATATAAACTTCATCGAGTTCAGGAAAAGTTGACTCATAACCCCATGTACCACCAGCAAGCTCACAAGAGGCTTTGTCAGGATAATTGCGTGTGCAAGTTTCATTAGATGTATCCTCTACAATTATAGACATTCTTGTAAATGTAGGATCGTCAGGATCCTCCAAAGTAAATCCCTCATCCTTAATTATATGATTTCCCACACCCGAATATTCGGAGCCTACATATATGGGCTTTGTTGTACCGCTAGGATATTCAACGAAGAATTTCTCACAACCGTCTAATGTAAATCCAGGAGCTACTAAATCGCCAGCAAGGTCCCGATGTGTAACACCTACTTTTACCGTGCGCATAGCAAACCCGATTTTATTGTTTGAGCTTATTGCGTAATATACAACTTGGTAAGTACCGGCCTCAGCGTTCGGCCAAATATCTACGGATGAAAAACTATAAACAGTCACGTCTTCGAAAACACCCGGGCTTGTTTCCACGCTAGCGGTAGCTCCAGGGTCAGTCCAGAGCTCGCCAATATCTATATTATAAAACGCATCGCCAATTAATGTGATTTCAGGAGCGGGATGATCGATAGGAGCGACCTCCTGAACAGTTACCTCTCTAAAATAAGATTCCGTCTCAAAGGCAGGGTCCGTCTTTATTAGTGTATAGGTAAGAGTGTAAGTACCCGGTGTGCTCGTATCGACAGAACCGTCTACATATGTAGTAAATCCGGGCAATGTTTTTGGTTTATCCTTATAGAGATTACCAACATTTAAAGTTATAGAGTCTAATTCATTCATCCATTAACAAGATTTTGACGAGTAATACGCAAATTCGCTTACTTCATTTAAAAGAAGACCTTTGAAGTATGTTTTACCATCCGCTCTTTTTTCAAGAGTGTTTGTGGCGGATGAGCCCTCAGAAGTATAAACATGAGTGCCCGGACCTGCAGGATGTGTAATATCACCCACAGGCGCGTCAACTCGGGTATGTATTTCTATAATTCCGCAGCGTGGCTCCGATATTCTAAACTGTGGATCTAAACGGTATATAGTCCTCGGTCTAAAAGTAAGAATAGGACCAGAGGTAGAGGTACAAGAATCCCCGCAAGTAGGCTCATCAAATTCTCCCAAAGGATCTGGCTGACAGCCAAGAGTATCGTCGCAAGAATATTTTAGAGGAGTTGCAGGAACAATAATAGGGCCCTGTGTTTCAGTAGGGAAGTCAGTTTCAGTTATACTTGTAACCAGACCGTTTTGAACGGTAGTTGTTATGTCTTTGTAAGTATAATCAATATAATATTTAGCCTCGCCAAGTTCTTCGGAGCTATAAACTACGGCATAGTCAGATCGAATATCTATTGAAGCTATAACCCTTTCAGTATGCGTAGTATTATAATTCGAAGCATCAATACTTAGAGAACCGCCTGCGGTATACGAGGGGTTAGAAAGCGACACGGCCAGACCGTCCGTAAAATTAATCAGTGCATCGTTGCTGGAAAATATAGAGACGCTTTTTTGGTAGAATGAGCTCGCACCCCCCGAGTTTACTGATGTTTTAAAAAGTTCGGGCGTGTGGTCATCGCTTGTTCCAGCAGGTTTGGGAACTATTATACTGCCTAAAGATACGCTAGAGGCATTAGAAACAGTAGCACCAGTAAGCAGCCCTTTAGTAAATGTATAGTTTGTATTTTGTAAGCTTCCAGTAAGATTTATTTTAGTATCTCCAGAATTGCTATGGCTCGAATCTATTGAAGAACTAAGACCTGATATATTAGAAATTAATGCATCTGATCTTTCTTCTCCAAGATCTGGAAAGGTACCAATTGACATTGGCGAAATGGATACTGACCAAGATCCGGATCCAGTTGAGACAGTTGTCTCATTATTGAAAAATCCTTTATCAATAAAATTCAGCTGACTTTTAAGAGATGTAAATTCAAGACTTAAATCAATCCCGCCATTGCTATTATAATCTCCTGACCCCTCTAAATTTTGTAGCTCTTTAATATAAGATCCTGCAGATCCAAGATTTCCAGGAGTAGCTAGATCATTGAATTCAATATTAAATGAGTCAGATGCGGATTGATTTCCCTCAGCCGTATTACCCTTAAACAATCCATGATCATATTCTGAACTATTTCCAGTCCAGGCCAGTCCGAGGCTTACATCGACCCCTCCCCCACTGGCTGATGATTTGCTAGCTGATATATTAAGATCCGAAGAGGATGGAACTCCGGCATCGGTCGTTCCGCTAGGAATATTTATACTACCTAAACTAACCCCGTCTAAACCCTCAATAGCTGTAGAACCTTGATACAGCCCACCCGCAAAATCTGATCGCACCTTCGATAGATTGGCAAGTAATGGAATATTATAAAGAGATACAGAATAAGTACCAGAATCTGCTCTAACATTAGATAGCGATGTAATCGGATATGGGGATATCTCCGCGGTATTTGTTAAATCAACAAGGTCGGATATTGAAACTTCTACGGATGGAATATTAAAATTAATACTGCCAGAGTTGGTAGTTGTAGAGCCTTTGTGCGTTAGTAAACCCGAGGAGTAGTTTGCAGTAAACGTGCTAGCCGATGTACCGATAGACACAGTTACGCCAGAGCTATCCGAAGTAACAGTAGCACCTGTTAAGCTAAACGCCTGCGAATCTATAGTATCAGTATCAGCAATTTTATCCGCATTCTTCTCTGTAATAACCGGAAGGAATACTGTGCTTCCTGTAACTAATCCCAAGTCAGATCCTAACGATACTGGATTAGTGTCGTAGACATCTAAATTAAATGTTCCGCCAATACTTACGGCAGTACCTAAGCTAATTTTTGCTGTTGAAAGAAAAGTCGAACCTAAGCTAGGAGTACCTTCTTTAAGCAAAGCTAAGTCAAAGGTTTCTCCTGATATACTTACAGTTTCAAGATTACCGCACTCTCCGTTCGAAAGCTCTAGATTTTTGGATACAAAAAGATCCGAACCAAATCCATGAGAGTTTAGATTTTTCTTATCAGCTTCAAAATTCAGCAGATTCTTTTTTTGATCTAGATGGTATCTGCTAAGCTCTTGGGATAGTTGTACAAGCTGAGCTTTGTAGCCGGCAGCGTTTTTAGATAGCGTGTTAGACAGTCCTTTGGCTAAATTAGAACTGCTTGTATCTTTGCTTTTTCTTAGAGAAGCTTCAGTCAATAACCCGTCAGCGTTTGACATGTCTGGAGATTCGTCACTTCCAATGCTCGCATATTTTCCATTGGATGTTGACCCGGTAGATACTTCAAATATGGAGGGGAGAACAACGGTTTCTGCAGGCTCATCCGAGCATTCGCATGAGCTCCATACAAATATTTCATAGTTTCCAACCGGTGCAGAAATTAGTTCTTCGGTCTCGCTAGGTGGCTCAGCAGAGGCTGGATGAACTAATGTATTATAAGCCAACCCAACATATCTACATATTTTCTTGGGGGGCTCCGGCTCCTCGGCCTCGCTACCCTCTTCCGGCTCTTCGGCTACAGGTTCGCGGCATAGTAAAATAAGAACATCTCCGTTGTTTACTTGCTGGCTGGTACCATACCTATCTGCTGCTCCCTGGACAAAGGCATCGCGGGCAAGGTCGCGGGTCATATTATTGCAGGATGTCGGAGCAATCCAATGAGTTTTAAAGCTTGGACCTGCTGTAGTCTGAACGCTTATAAAATCATCCGAGCTAGAGTCCTCATCATCATCAAAATCTTCGTCCTCCGACTCAAGACCTGCGAGCTCACGGCTTTTAAAATCGTCTATTACCCTACGAACATCGTCCTCGAAGAACGGATCGACTTCGGTCTCTTGCTCAAGGTCTTCGACCTGCGAGCTTAAAGCTGCGAGCTTAGATTCGAGCTCTTCAAACTTTTGATCATCCTCCAACATATGTAATGGCTACCTTCCAGATCTTCTCAGATCCTTTTGAAAATAGAGGAGTTATTGATGTTTTTGTTTGGCCGAAAGTACCTGAGCTGGAGGACCAGCTATAGCCTGCTTTGGTCATAGTCCAAGAGATGTTTCCTTTTATAGATTTTACGAGAGCGCCTCTAAAGTTTGCGAGATCGGAGTCTTTAAAAGGTATCACTCCATCAGAACCGGCTTTACCAGAGGGCTCCGCAGTAAAGTCAAGAATTAAGGAGTTTCCAGAAACAGAGCCAACATTCTTACCGTCAATAGACAAAGAATTGTTTCCGCCCCAAACGCTATTTTTAATAATGTTTCTAAAGTAAGTTGTTTTATCTTCTTTATCTGTAACGGCGTAATCATAGCTGACGGTTGGGCTAAAAGATACAGATGCAGATCCACCACCAATCTCCGCGAGATTCGATGGAATCGAATTAGCCCGCACAAAAAAGTTATATGTCATTGCCCGAGTCGTGTAAGAAACACTTCCAGAAGATGCTAGGGATTCCGAGGTGTACAAGCCGTTACCGTCAAAGCCTACAACATTAACCGAAGAAGTTCTATTCCTATTCCCGCTCCCAGTACCGAGAATCCAGTATGGTGCGGCATGGGTAACCCATTCGACCGTCCATACATCTAGTCCGGAACCAGCTTGGGTCATTACAGAATATCCTTCCATCCAATTCCCTGAGCTCGCAATAGCTCCGGCAAATGTTCCAAGGCTTCCGGATCCGACCTGCGGGATATCGGTACCAAATCCGTGATCAGTATCCGCATTATCGACATTATAATTCTTAGATCCTGGAGTAGCGGATCTTATCCATGCGGGTGCATACTCCCAGGGATCTTCCGCATATGTACTAGCTTGGCTAGGGTGTTTAGCCCACAAGGTTCCATATCCGAGAGCCGTATCATTATTGCGAAGAACAGCGAAGCGTTTGCGCACACGGATTAAATCATTGGTCTGTGTATACGCCTCTTGAATCGCACTCGTACTAATCTGTAAAAATTCGCGAACAAGATATGCTTTATCTAATGTCCCGCTTGCGGGAGCGAGAGTCTGCTCGATTAAATAATAATCAAGAAATTCTTCGTCCGTACTGCCATAAGGTAAGAACAACGGGTTTGTAGAATCAACAATACCAGCAAGTGTAGCCCGTGGGCCTTGGACAACATAGCGACGAGATACTTTGCTAAACCCGGTACGCTTATCAGAAGATACCTGCGGACGGCCGAGCAGCCTGATTGTCAGGTCTCTGCTCATATACTTACCAGCCCGGACGCTTGGTTAAACGAAGAGAACCTTTATGCTTTTGAGGTGAGACCAAAGTCCTAAGTCTTTTTCTAGCTTCCTCCCCTATTCGCATTAAGACTTCACGATTGTCTCCATTGTACCTTGGATCCGCGAGCATCTTAGCCTGTGCGATAGGAAATAATATATCCCATACAGTATCAGATGGCATGCGTGGTTCATCGGTATCTAGTTCAAGCTCGGAAGGTAGAACATTAGCAAAGAATTCAACCTCATATGCTTTATCAGGAATTGGATAGAGATATAATCGAGGGATTACTTTTCCATCCTCTCCCTGATTTCGGCTATCTAAATAGTACCAAATTGGACGGCCGACCTCGGGTTCATTATCTTTAAATTGTGGAAAGTTTAAACCTCTTCCGCTAGGTGCTCGAAAGTCCCAACTAAATATAGCACGCGCACGGATCTCATCCTCCGGTCCTTTCATTGGAGAGAGCGGTCCCTCTCCTAAGAGCTCAGGAATCTTATCAACAGATACAATATTTGATGATAGTTCTACCCCAGGAACACCTTCTGGAAAGGATACTTCGAATCGTTTCTGTGCCCACATTGGACGCTTCCCATCAATTGGAAGATAGCATTCGCGGTATGCTTGGTTAATGCACATACCAACACGCTTCTGGTCAATAGGTGGAAGATCAGAAACTTCGCTCGCACCCAGCATGGACGCAAGCTGATCTTTTAGATCTAAATATGTAATGGCGGCCATTGTAACATATTACGCAGGCTGTATTTCTTTCTCTACCGGTTGCTTCTTGCGACCTTTGGCCTTTGGCTTTGTGCTTGCGACCTCTGCCTCTGCCAATGATTGCTTGATCATTCCTTCTTTTACGAGTCTAGCTTCCGGAATTTCCGGCTCGGTCTCGGGAGCAAGCCAAACGGAAAAGAACATGGTTTTGTAAAGTCTTCCCTGAGTCCGAAAGATATCATCTACCTCTTTTTGATTCTTAGGCTCATAGGCATAATGTCTAATTTCCTTATCCCATATAAAATTGTATCGCACCTGGCTCATTCCTTTTACGCGAATGGATGGTGTCGTGCCCATTTGATCTCTCTTACCAATAATTATAATTTTCATGACTTTATTTGTTATATAAAAAGCCCCCCGCCCAATATTCAGGACGGGGGGCCAAGTTTTAGGGTTGGATTGTAGAAATCCTAGCCGGCATAGAACTTACGCTTGGGTCAACGATAAGCCAGGAACCTGACGAACAACTTCGATGAGTTGTACGGAAGGAACGCGACCACGTGTGTCCTTGCGAGCAGCCATACCGTAGACGGACTGAACACCAACAGCGCTCAAATGAGCTTCGTTTCCGGAGTTGGCGAAGTCGTCGTAATGGAAGATTTGCTCACCGTAGATCTTGCCTTTAGCGAAGTACATAGCGTCTTTACCCATCGCAAGTGCGTATCCGATAGGAGTTCCGATCGAATTAGCTTGAACGAATAAGGAACCTTGTGCGAATACGTTGTCAGTCTTGGTCGCAACCAAGGTGTCAGTTTTTTCGGTTAAGGTTATGCTATTAACAGTAGTAGTAGCTCCAACGGTGTATTCATACAGTTTGTATGCACCTGCTGTATCGATAGCCAAGATGTAATTATCCCCCTCATCGATTGCGAAGGTTTCTCCTCCGCCACCAGGGATGTTAATGGATACACCACGGAAGTTTGCGGTGTAATCTCCGTCACCACCACCGATAACAAGGTCGGAACCCGATTGAGTCAAGGTATCGAAGTTGTAGAAGGTAGGAAGTAATGGAGAACCTTGGCGTCCACGAGCGGTGTCGATAAGAACATTATGGTTAGCAATTATGTTGTTGTCCCATTTAGCATAGCTTCCGGAAAACAATTTGTTCTCTGGCCCACGGCTGTCGGCTTGAGTAATTGCTTCCAAGTAGTCGGGATCAGAGCGCAATGGGCGTAAGCATGCGTCTGGTGCGAAGAACAAGTAACCAGGAATTTCTTGGTTTTCGTCTCCACCAGTGTTCATTGGCTCAGCGCCATTGGCGATAAGTGCTTGCTTAGCTTCTTGGATGATGTCGGTGCTTAAGCCGTCAACATATTTAAGCTCGCTGCCTGCTCCTGTTCCGTATCCGGAAAGTACATTTGAAGATCCTTTAGCGGTGCAGATTTGACGCAATGCATATTGAATTTGGTCTTGCTCGGTACGGGACATCCACTCGGACATGACTTCAGCTGAAAGCTGGTCAATGGTCTTACCGGTGAATCTCATAAGTTTCAGGACTTGGGTCCAGGAAACAGCGTGACGAACGAGATCGATTTCAACGGAGAATGTTCCGAAATCAAGAGTATCGGTAGCGTTCTTTAAGATTTCTTCACCACGTACACCTTGTCCACGGATAGGAGCAACAGTTGTGAAAGTAATCTTGTCAGATCCGCCTGCGCTAAGATCGCGTTTTTCAGTGATTGGTTTACCGCTTCCTTCGCCGCCGATGAACTTTGCGAATACATTTTTCTCTCTTGCGTCGCGAGTTACAAGCTCGGACCAGAGGCGTGAGCGCAAGTCAGAATTAGGACCATCAAGAAGACCTTGATAGGAAGTAGTGTTAGTTACCAAATCAACATTAGCAGCTGGGCTACTGAATGGGTTTGGAGATGCTGGGATTTGTTTTTCAGCCATTTTATATATTTATTTAAGATTAGGTTTTAGTACTCCTAACTACCTTCTTGGCTGTGCTCCACCAGGGGATCCTAATAGCGAATAAATATCTTTAGTATTCATATTGGGAAGCTGTTGGAGTAAACCTTCGGGGGTAGCCGGAGTGTTTACAGGTTGTGCCGTAGTCCCAGTCGTCAATACTTTGGCCTGTGTACCCATTTGCGGAGCGGTTTGTTGAGGAACCTGAGGAGCTGGAGCGGGCTGAGCCTGCGGTGCCTGCTGCATCGGGTTAATCGAAGCAAATTCGCTTGCTATGAGTTCTGGCCATCGTGGTGATTCAAAGACTGCGGCGTAGTCGGGGTCGGACTGAGCCTGCGATACGAAATCATCAAACTGTTTACGATAAACGGATTGTTTATCCTGCAGCTGAGGAAATCGATTGTAGACTCTGTCGCGGCTATCCATCGCTTTAGAACGATGGGATTGATAAACTTGCTGCTCTCTTTCTTGCTCCACTTGCTGTTTACGGAGAGTCAAGTTTTGCAGTTGAAGTTCTTTTTTCATGATCTCACGCTGAAGCCTAAGTGCTTCGGTGGTCTCTAGATCTTCTGCTGCTTTCTCGACTGATCCTTCAAGCTCCAGAATGGATGCGCGAATTTCGTCAGATTCTTTATCGATGCCACTGATTGGGTCGGGCTCGGACGCCTCGACTTGCTCCTGATTGGGCGAAATAGATTGAGATACAGGTTCGGCAGTTTGTCCGTAAATTATTCGGGATGCGTCGGCGAAGGATCCTCCAAAGCCCTCAGACCTGTAAAGGTCGATGACTTGCTGATCTAACTCGTTACGGGGACGGATTCGTCTCTTCCCGAGCTTCTCCTCCTCGGTTTCTTCAATCTCGGACTCAGGGGCTACTGCCTCTGCTTCCGGCTGAAGTTCTTCGACTTGCGACTCTTGGCCTACGGTCTCAGTCTCCGGGATTTGCTCCTCGGCTACGGTCTCAGGTTGCGGGTCGTTGGTCTCCGGCGTTACTCCTAATGCATTACGAATATCGTCGGTTGACGCATTCTCAATGCTGAACTGTTCCTCTTCAATTTGCGGGGAGTGAACCTCCGCGGTAGATGTTTCCATACCGCGAAGATATACATTGGGCTACAAATATGTAACCGGTTGGAAACGGAACTTATCCGTAGGTACCTTTTTTAACGGGCTTTTTCTCGCCCTTTTTAGCAGATCCTTTTGTTTTTTCAGATAAGCAGGTTCTAAATTTTGCACACAGAGCTTTCTTTTTCTCTGGGCAACCTTCGCAATGTTTAAATGCCATGATTCAGTCTTTCTTGTTTCGAATTAAATTAATCAGTTTGGTAATCATGTATACCGTAGTAACGACACCGCATATGCAAGCGATTGCCTCGTTCCATTGACCGATAGAAATCGTGGCGACTGTGCCGGTCCATCCTAGTATTGCTGCGTTGTCCGTAATCATTGTTATCATGTGTCGAAAAAACTGTTTGTACTTTTCTTTATGTTTTGTACGAGCTTCCGCCCGTGCCAGAAATTGAATACCACGTATAGGACCATCGCCAGGGCTGCGATCATTAGGATGTCGTACACCCCATTTATCATCTTCTCGAACCATCCGCGTTCTTCTTTGAGTTTAAGCTCTACCAATTTTGATACATCTCCTTCGCTTAAAGCTTTTAGCTTTTCAGCCTGAGATTGAACGGTATCACTTTCTTTTATTATCTGCCCTGCGGCAGCTCCTAGACCCGCTCCAGCAAATGCTGTTCCCGGGCCTCCGATTGCGCCCACTCCTCCACCAACAGCCCCCAGGGCGGTAGGTGCAAAGGTCTTCATGCTACACGACGAAGTCATGGCTGCGATTATATAGATCGCAACGAGGACTAGAACTGTTGTAAATAATCGCATATATGAAAAGGGGCCGGAGAGATAGCCCTCCGACCCCCGTTCAAGTCATGAATGTCAGGTAGTGTAGGGAGGAATTTTTATCCGAGAGCGGCTACAAACTCTGCCAAGGAACCAAGGTTGTCAGATCCGATGAATACATCGTTAACTTTGATGTCCATAAGCTCAGCGTTTGCGTCGTCACCAGAAATGTCGGTCGAAGCAGCGGTAGCTGAAGTTTTGTAGCATACGAATTTGTCTTCACCTTCGTCGAATACCAATGCAACATTGTCCTCAGAGCTTCCGCGCTCCATGATCAATCCAACATCGTTTCCGTTGTTAGTGTTGTCTGCAGCTCCGTCATTTAAGAGCATGATCGAGTCTTTAACTTGGGAGTTAACAGTTTCGAGACTGGTGGTAGTACCTTGAACGGTAAGATTACCGCTAAGTACCAAATCAGTTCCGTTAACCGCTCCAGTAAAGCTTGCGCCAGAAAGGTTAGCCTTTGCAGCGTCTAATGCAGCGTCAGCGTTTGAACGAAGAGTAGCCTCACCAGATACTGCGGTCTGACGATCAGAGATTTCAGATGCGAGATTAGTAGTAAGAGTTGCGTCAGCAGCGATACGAGCGGCTTCTTCGGCATCAACATTGTCTTGAAGGGCGGTATCAGCAGCAGCACGGGTGCTTGCTTCACTAGATACTGCAGTCTGACGATCAGAGATTTCAGATGCGAGATTGGTAGTAAGAGTAGTGTCAGCTGCAATACGAGCAGTTTCTTCAGCATCAACATTACCTTGAAGGGCGGTATCAGCAGATGCACGTGCGGTAGCTTCACCGGTTACTGCGGTTTGGCGATCAGTGATTTCAGATGCAAGATTGGTAGTAAGAGTTGCGTCAGCGGCAATTCTTGCAGTTTCTTCTGCATCAATATTTCCTTGAAGAGTGCTGTCCGCCGAGGTTCTTGCGCTAGCTTCACCAGTTACTGCTGCGATACGTGCGGATTCCTCAGAGGAAATAGCGGTAGCATTAGCAGATTCAGCAGCACGCGCGGTGCTAGCTTCTGCGTCGATGTTGGCTTGTAAGGTTGTGTTTGCTGATCCGCGAGCCGCTGCTTCTGCAGCGATTGCTGCTTCTCTTGCGGTTGCTTCGGCTTCGACATTGGCTTGAACGCCGTCGACCTTGGTTTTTACGGATGCACCGATTTGTGAAAGAATGTTTGACATAGTATGTATATATTCTGGGTTATTTTTGGTTTAGTTAAAAAAAGGGTTTTGTATTCCTCCCCCTAGTCTTTGTGCTCCTATAATCCGCCTACCCGCTCGCTTTTTCAATCGGATGCTACCGTTTTCCAACCGGTCGCAAGAAGCGCTCATAATCGTTACTAATCGGAAATGGTCGCAAAAGAAATTCGATATCTTTCGCCAAGAATCATCCGGGAAAAGATGGATGTCTCTTCCGGTACTGTTCGTCGATGGGCGAAACAATATGGATGGGAACGAAAACTTGTTAATTCTCGCGTCATTCGATACCTCGCAAACGATGTAGAAAATAGTCTGGGGGTATCCTTTGAGTAACCTAGCCAGCGCTATCGGGTCTGCGGTTCGCAGCTCAACTGAGCATAACCGTGGATTGGTTAAAGTAGTAGATACAGAAGCAAGTATACTTGCCCGGGAGAATGACCCTATCGGATCGATCGCATTAGCTAGCGATACTAATAAGCTATATATCTATCTAGGATCCAGCTCCTGGGGAGCGATCGCTATTACGGTTTAGAAAGGTTCGTCACTCGTCCACTCAGGACCTGCTAAGATAGCAAGTATCTCTTCGTGTGTGTGCTCTTGTTTACCGCTAAGGAAGGAGGGCTGGTCGCCTTCGTACTTAACGAATGTTTGTGTACCGTCGGTTGAGAATCTAACTGTGTCAGCACTTGTCTCATCCACCTGGCTAAAATCAACGGAGTCTACTTCGTCCGCATTAATTATTACATATTTTCTGCTCATAATTTATTAAGATTTTACAACGGGTACAATTCCGTTAGCTGATGCTATATTTGTCAGTGATCCGTCAATGCCAGTAATGCGATTACCTGACCCATCGGTTGCCATATTGTAAATCTGAGGAAAATTTGTTCCATCTATATTAACTAGTGTTCCGTCAGCATTTCCACTACCATCAGAACCATCGCCCATACGCCACCAGCCTAACGGATTAAGCGATGTTAGATCAGTGGGTAAGCTAGTTGATAACGCAGTTGTTAAAGCTGTAGAGTGTGTGTCAAATAAAGACACTTCATCAATATAACCTTTGAAGTTTCCTACAGGAGAACCGTTTGTTGGATAATCAACTGCACCTATTGTTATATCATTTGAGTTAGAGGGTCCTAAACCTACAGAACTATAACCCCTTTGTATGCCGTCAATGTAATGAGCAACAGCAGTTCCGCCGCTTACAAGCATTAGATGAGTCCATGTATTTAAACTTATACCTATACTTGCTACTAATGTAGAATTAAAGTTTCCGATAAATGTAGGTTTATTAGAATTATCTGTATCTATATACCACTGCCAATGCGGCGCACCTGTGGTTCCTCTTTTCGACATTATGTTACCCGAAGATGTTCCAGTGAAATAAACCCAAGCAGACATTGTAAAAGCGCCTGATATATTTAAAGATGCAGCGTGAGGCACCCTAACTAAGCCATTCGTGCCGTCTAGGTCTACGGAATAGGTGTTAAATGCCTAGCTCCCGGTGCCATCGGAATCGAGCTGTATCCATGCGCCTGCGGTTGCATCCCAGACGATGAATTGATTTGTGCTCGTCTCGAAATATGCTTTCCCGTCGGGGATAGAGTTGCCTTCTGGGCGGGTTGTTTGTATATCAAGGGTTGCCATCAGATAATATAGTCGCTCGTCCACTCAGGGCCTGCTAAGATCGCAAGTATCTCTTCGTGACTATGCTCCGTCTTGCCGAGCAGAAAGAATGGTTGTGTGCCTTCGTACTTAACAAATGTCTTAGTGCCGTCTAATGAGAACCTTAAAGTTTCTGCGGATGTTTCTAACACTTGGTCGAAGTCTACGCTACTAACCTCGGAGGAATCTATAATAACATAAGTCTTCATATTACGGTCTTACATCTGTTGAGTTAAGCACTACACTATTCTGAGCCGTGCCGTTGTTTGATCCTACGCTGTCGTTCGCATTACCTTCAAATCTATACAGGCTTACATTTTCAGTTGGGTAGCGATTGTTGTTATAAATGCTAGAAACTTCTCCAGCCGATAGCTCCTTACCTATAATCGCCACATCATCCATATGCCCATCAGTGTAGCTTGTACCGCCTGATAAAACTAATCGTCCAATATCTACTGCCATTGAATGATTTTCCATAGCGGTGTAAGAGCCAGTTGAAGTATTGATAAGAGATACAGCACTACCCTTTATGTAAAGTTTTATTCCTGAAACAGATCCCGAACCGCTGTAAGTCATAGCTACATGTTCCCAAGTATCAGCGGTTAAACCACCAGTTGATTTTTGACCGATATAATTAGAGAATGTACTATCGCATATCCAAACCCTAAGATCACCAGCACCGTCTGTAGCAAATACATACTCTGCATTACTAGCATCTGATTTACTTACTATTCTAAAACCGCTTGTAGATGCATCGGGTTTTATCCAGGCAGTAATACTAAAAGGACTATCGCTTGATCCATTACCAAAGCTAAGGCTGTCCGCATATGCTATAGAAACATACTCATTCGTTCCACCAAAGTCTGCACTTGTTGATCCTTTAGCGAAAGTTATCCCGTCACTCCCCCAAGATCGCCAATTCGCACCGTCCCACGCAACTATAGAGCTGGTGGTATCATTAAAATATGCGCGGCCTTTTGCGCCCGCACCGAGGCTCAGGGCATCGATCTCCGCTTGTGTTTTTACTTCAAATGTACTCATGAATAGTTTGTAATTTTAGCTGTCATAATTAAAGATGTACCACGCGGATCCGTTCCATACTAAAAGATTTCCTTCGTCCGATAATGCGACAGTTCCGATATCTTGGGTGGTATCCGCTAGGATTGTTGCTTCTGCACCAAATAAATCGATTTCAATATATCCGACGGCCGTGCTGTCATTTGTGAAAATTTTCCAGACATCTGGATTAATTGATGTGCAAAGATGTAGAGCATTAGTCTCGCGATTAACCACAAGATCCCCAGCAATTGGAGACAATGCGTCGATCGCTGCCTGGTTTGCATATGTGTTAATGTCGCTCACTTTGTATTTATGCTGCTGCTGGTTGATATTCGTGCCATGCGGATCCGTCGAAGATGTATAGCTTGTCGGTATCCGTTCCGTACATCAAAGTACCAGTAGCATCTCCCTCGCGTAACCGGATGGATGCTTCTGTATCGCCGGAAATATTTAGCGTCCGCGCGGCGGCTAAGCTGTCTGCTTGAATACTTGCGATATTGGATGCAGTCCATACCGCTCCGCTCCAATAATAAATTGCGTTGGTATCGCTAGCTACAGCAACGGTACCCTTCGGATCGCTTGCTCGGGCCAATATATTTGCTGCGGTATCATAGACCGAGACGGTAACATCAGCAGAGCTTGCCACAAAGTCGCCATAATTTCCAATAGCAGATTCAAGAGTGGTTACTTGACTACTTGTTGCTACATGGTTTGCAGCGGTAGGTTCGGGAACAATTAAAGGACCAGTAAGAGTACCACCGGCAAGATTTAATTTTTCTCCGAGCTTTCCGCTTAAAGAGGTTCCTAAGGCTTCTAAAATGCTGGGCATGTTCTATATATTCCTTGTTATGCAGCTCTTCTCAATCGGATGGATGAACTTTTTTACGGTACTTGAACTGCTTGAATATTTGAGGGGCCTGCGGCTGGTTTTGGACCGTTCAAAGCATCTAAAAATGATTCAAGATCAAGATTATCAGAGATTTCCTTTAGTGTATCCAAATCCTCCGGTGCATCCTGCACCAAATTAGAAAAGTTAGAGGTGTTTGTTTCTACCTTTTGCTCAAGCTCAGTAATTTCAGATTTGAGCATATAAAGATCTTTTACTCGACCAACAGACGAACCGGAAGAGGTTATAGTATTTTCGTTATCGTTCTCTCCAGCGGAATTAAATATTTTTACATCTCCCACGGCTTAGTTAGCTGTTACCCCCGTCAGTATGATGCCAATCGGTTCCGTCGTATATGAATAGATATCCGACATCCGAAGCATATTCAATGGTTCCGGCCGGCTCGGTAGTCTTAGCAACAATCGTGTCCTGACTCGCTTCGATATTAATATTAAGCGTAAGCTTAGCCGCAGATAGACCGGTCGGGCCGCTAGTCGGAGCATTAACGGATGCGCCTAATCCTGTAGGACCTTCGGCCGGAGCATTAACGGATGCGCCTAACCCTGTCGGGCCACTAGCCGGAGCATTAACGGATGCGCCTAGCCCTGTAGGGCCGTTAGCTGGCGCGGTAAACACTTCGGATGCGCCTAGCCCTGTCGGGCCATTAGCCGGAGCAATGACGGATGCACCTAAACCCGTTGGGCCATTAGCCGGAGCATTAACGGATGCACCTAATCCTGTCGGGCCGGAAACAGGTGCGTCTGGAATTCCTTCAAATGCATTTAAGCCTGTTGGGCCAGAATTCGGAGCATTGACAACCGCATCCAACCCGCTAGGGCCAGCATTCGGAATGCTAATCGATGCATCTAATCCGGTTGGTCCAGAATTTGGAATATTAACAGTTGCATCTAATCCACTAGGGCCAGAATTTGGAATACTAACGGATGCATCTAATCCGGTTGGGCCATTAGCTGGAGCGAGTATGCGAGCGATTAAATCGCTTGGGCCACTAGCAGGCTTAGATACTAACTTGGATACTAATAATCCAGTCGGGCCAGAGACCGGAGGAACGATATGTCCAAAGGTAGGGATTTCTACACCCGGCTTGCCAACAACCCCGGAGCGGTAAACACGGCCGTAGGTATCTTTATACCCATCACCATCGGAATCAAAATATACCGATTTTAAATTACCTCCAAAGCGTTGATCCTGATCATGTTCACGCTCAAGACTTTTAAACTTTTTAGAGTCCCTCTTAAGTGCGGTTCGATTAATTGAACCGGCAACAGCCCTAGCCTTTCGATGGTCAGACCGGGTAGCTTTAGCTTTCTGTACTTTTTTAGAATAGCTCATGCTTTAACCGGGATAGGCCTTCCGACCAAAGACCCAAGGCTTTCGGCCTTTGACTCTAGGTCAACGGGTATAGGCCGAGCAGTTAAAGTTATTGGCTTCGGGCTGTTGGCCTTGGGCTCGCGGGCAGGTACCGAAGTGACCTTGGAGCCCCATCTTGAGACGAGGGGCATAGGTCAAAGGGTGTTAGGTTACGGGAAAAGGGAAGACAGCGTCGTCGTCTTGGACTTTAAAACCGCCTTGGTTTTTTGATGCGATACCGAAGTGATAACTTCCTGCACTTAAAGTGTGAGGTGATGTTATGGATTTTGCAGTCAGGTCGGTGATGCTTTCAATAAGCTCAAGCCCTTGAGAAGCTGCGGTTGCTCCACCTTGAATAGCGTCGAGCTTAGTTTGAAGAGCTGCTGCAGTTGTGAAGTGACCCGTTGCGGTTCCGTCACATACAAAGACTTCGTAAGAATCGATGTCAGAAGTGTCGGTAGGATTAGTGGTCCAAGTTACATTTATATTAGCCATAGTAAAAATATTTTAAGGTTTGGGTTATATAAGGATAAAATAGGTTTGTGCGTTACAACGATCAACCGGTTGGATTGCGTCTAGTCTTGAACAATTCAGGATGTTTAACCTTACGATTCTTAGCTTCGATCTTTAATACTTTCTCCGCAAGAGCCAGAGGCGATAAGCCCTCAAGTGCGTTAATGATCGATTTAATCTGGATAGTTTCCTCCGGCTGCGTATCTTTATCAAGCATGCGGGAGAGGTATCTTGCTCGCTCCTTTTGAAAGCGTTTTTCAAGATGGATAAAAGCTTCATCGACCGTTAATTTTTTTATGTCCGCGAGTTGATCGAAGACAACAAGATCGCTCATTCTACAGATTTAGCGCGATTGGTCTTAGAAATCTTTCCAGCATCTCCATCAAAGGATACTCCGAGAGAGGATCCAAATTTTGGGAAACCTGATCCGAACTGTTGCTCGACGGTTTCGTGGTTAGCACTAGTCCTACGCTCTATCGCACGGGTTTGCTCGATTCTAGGCTCCTTAGTTTTTCCGTTTTTGTACTTTCTCATAAATATTTATTGCTGATATTGATTCATTCCTTGGGGATTACTATTACCCATACCACTTGCGACGGCAGATACGCCATCCCTTGGAGCTGGGCTTTCGCCCCCGCCCTGTGCGGCATTGTCACCAAGCATCTTGGCAATCTCTGCCTCGCTCTTTGGATCGGCAGGAGCTTCTGGAGGTAAAAATTCATCGGTCTTCTCGAATCCCATAGCATCAAGAATGCGTTTAAGCATAGGACGCATGAAAGGACGCATCTCTGGAGGAGATTGGAAGTATCTGTCTTGTGTTTGCAATGCGAGATTGGCTTTTTCAATAGCCCGTTGGCCTTGGTCCTGAGACAGCATGACTCGAACATTTATTCCGATATCACGAATTGCTTCTGGGGACATCACGCCAAAGGCACGAACATCACCTTCCATATATTCAAATACTTCTTCTTCATCGATCGTTGCCATCGTTACTTGAACGAGTTTGGTCAAGTGCTCTTCAAAACCACGAACAATTCGACGCATCCAACGACGACCAATCTTAGACGCCTCGCGAAGGGTTGCTTCCACTCCTGTTGCTGTATTAGCAGGAGCTAATGCCTGATAATCTCCCTGTGCCATATTAGAAACTCCGAGCCAGAGCTGGACAATTCCAAATACAAAATCAATCAAGTCTTGAGTTCGGACATCGACATTGGGGACAGCGGCAAAGTTTATAAAGTCATCAATGCTATATTGATCCTTTAATTCAAAAATCTTTCCGGCATGGAGTTCAACATCTTCAGGCTCGTCCTCGACAGCTTGAGCATTGATTCCAATGATCGGATTAGCAGCGAGTTCATTACGGTAGCTCTGAGAATTAAATTGGCGGTCTACATATTCTTGGAAGCTACGAATTCTTTCGGGCAAACTACTTCCGCACCACTTGTTCCGCTCTTTCCCGATGGAAACTGCGGTATATGGAACTTTGTTATCAGGAGTTAGTTTCGCAACATATTCATAATAGATAGGCTTTTCAGTCTCGGTATCTATAAAGATGCAAAATTCTTGAGGTGTTCCAGTTCCAAGAACATCTCGTTTAATCCAACATTCAATGATTGGAACGACTGGATTTTCATCAGAGTCAAACGATAGGTTTTCTTTTCTCTCCTCATTCTCTTCGACCTCCGACCTTGGATTTGCATCCTTTTTCATGAGGTTTAAATAATCAGGAAATGATATCCAGTCCCGATTCATAAACATGTCACGAACCCATTTTAAATCTTTGTCATACAATTCTACAACGATGTCAGCCTCGTCCACAGATTCTGCGGTACTCGGGCAAAGGAAACGGTCTGAGTCTATGACCTCCGACCTTGGACCTCTGTACTTTACCTGTTGGGTGGGAACCCCTTGAGGTAAGGGTTGAAATTCATGAACTCCAGGGATCATTTGAAAACTTGGATCGGTCGCAAGTCGAAGTTCTGTTTCTCCGGTCAAAGGATTGATTTCGGGAATGAATTGAGATTCTCCTTCAATGATTGGTCCTTCGCCTGGGATCTCTTCAAATGCACCTGTTTGATTATTGAACAATCCATTTCTTTCATAATCATACCAGACGGATATATCTTCGCGATATGTAGACTTAAGAACTAATGCACGCTGGATAAATAAATGAAGATATGATTCTTCAAGACGCTCGCGTGTCTTTGCTTGGTCCTCAATTTTCCAGTTGAAATACTTGTCGTATCCCTCGGCAGTTTCCAGGTCGCTCGCTCCCTGGGCTTCGAATTTAAAGTAGGGACTCGTCCCGGTTATCTCATCCTCGGCCCGTGCCATGAAATGATCTACGACAAGAGAAGTCATGGGTACCGAAAGATTCGAGTGACTAAATATACCATCGTATGACACACGGTCTGTACGATCGTTATGATATGTCTTCCAAGAGATCTTATCCGTCTCAATACGTTCGCGGTTATCCTCCTTAAGTTGTCTGACCCGTTCGAGCGTATACTCGACGAGTTTTTCTTCCTGTTTCTTGTTTAACTTAAGGTTTGATTCCTTCATGAACTATTATGAAATTCCGAGAGCCTGAGCTTTCTTTATGACCGCAATCATAAGAGTTAACTCTTTCTTCTGCAACTCGTCCACCCGTTGCGTTTTCTGGTTATCAGACAACGCCTTAGAAGATTCGATCTGTTTTTTCAGTCTGCGCATCTTGTTCTTCTGTTTATCAAATGCACTAATCTGCGATGATAGTTGTAAGAGTTTTTTATTGTCGTTCAGTGCGGTGGTATAAACCTTCGGTCCTAGAATCTTTGCAGACTTCATAACCTTCTCGGCATTCTTGGTAGCGTCACGCAGATTAAGAAATGAGTTGCGGGTCGCAGATCCGTAGGTCGTGGCTCGCATGAAACGATTAGCTACTGGAATGTCACCAATGTTTTTCACGGATAAATCTCCTTTGGCTGCAGAAAACATACCGCCAAATAAAGTGTCAGCTATCTGGCCAGGGCCACCAAGGTATCCGTAAAGTAAATGTTTCATCTGATTACCAGAGATATCAAATTCTATATCCTCGTCAGAATTGTAGTATAGTGGGTTTTTACCCATCATGCCCGCGAGCGAACCTTTTACATCATCGCTACCACCCATGAATTCATTGATCGATCGGGATAGTTTAGTCCAGTGATCCGGTGTACTCCTAGGATCCTGCATATGTGCGGGTTTAGGTACTTCGAATGGACGATCAGCATAGCGGATCGGTTTATTCATGAAGTTTTTATTCGCGTACAATTCAACAAGAGGAGTAACGGCTGTTGGAAATGCTGCTGTTATTAAACTAGCACCGCCAACTGGATTGAATGCATTTAAGAAACTTTCTTGTACACGAGTAGCACTACCAAAGAATCCCATCCCTCCCCTATTAAATACATTCTTTGCGACCATATCTCCCATGACCTGACCCATTGTCCAAAATAAGTTGTAACCTAAGGGAAGTGGTAGACTGAAGTATCCAGTATCTTTCTCGTCGTTAAAGAAGTCAGGAAGACCAGCGGGTACAGGAAGAATAAAATTAGTGTCTCTTTTATATGTGCTAATAGTGTCGTAGTCTGGAATCTCTTCGTCCTCATCGTCGTCCATTAATCGATTAAACAGATTTACGATAAGTGCAGCACTGGCCATTCCACCAATAAGAGCTGCTCTTTGGGCCGGAGTCCTGCGACTTAAGGTCCTATAAAATCTATGCATGGAATTTACCGAAGCACCAAAGAATACATAGAGTGCGCCAAAGGTCTGTGTGAGGTTGCCCTTTTGATTAAAGTCGACGGTTACATTTCTTGAGATGTGAGCTGCTTCGTCAGTAGATCTTCCATCCTTAATCGCTGCCCAAAATGTAGATGCACGAATGGAGTTTTCAACGGCAGTGTTCATAGAATCTATGGTCTGCCACATTCCCTTCCAACCTTTCTTCGTCCACCCCTTTTTACCCTTCAGATCTTTCTGGATCTGCTTGATCTTTTCAGGGAGAGACTCATGCCTAAAATATCCAACCTTACCACCAGCCTCTTTAAAGTATTGGAACATGGCCTGACGGTTTCCGGACGCTAGTATCTTTTTCGGGTCTCCAGATGCTAAGAGATTCATGATCTCTTTATCTTTAGTGTTCGGATTGATTCCTTTATGGATCTTTTGTTCAACCTTATAGATTTCTTTCATGAAACCGCTAAGATTCTTAAAGTTTAATGCGTCTTTGATTAGAACCTTTTTATCATCTTCACCTAAATGAATCGCGGCAGTTGCAACATCTCGAAAGAAGTTGGGTAGTATGAAAGCCGGATTGGCTGAGGTAAACATCTGGGCCATTCCACGAGTCACTGTATTAAAGCCCTGAAGGATCTGAGGTAAATTCTCATACCTTAAATTCTTCATTGTATCCGCCATCCTAAGACCTTCGCTTTTGCTTGTGAATTTTATGAATTGGGGAATCCCGTTTCTTCGATAGGTAAACGCTGTCGGATCATTCTTAAATTTTTGACTCATCTCGCGGCGAACAATTCCAATCTCTCCTGTTTCCTGTAGTTCGTATTGGGTCACCGTTTCAGATTCTTCAAAACCTTTCGGGTCAAAAATTTGGTCGAACTCAGACTTTAGGTTTTTAAAAGCGGTCTCATTACCGGGCTCTTTTAATTTAATTAGTTCTTCGTATGCTTGGTATATCGGATCGTTCTTTTCCTCTTCAGTAAGCCGGTTCGCATTGAAATGTTCGTTACCGTCTTTGTCGTAAATTACGGCACGCATCATTCCGTAAACCATACCAAATTTCTGAGCCACTGTATTTTTTTGAGCTAGAATGGCGCTAGAGATATGCTGCCTAAAAGAATTTCCTAAAGTCAATGATGGGTCAGGTGCGCCTGACTTATACCTACCAAAAGCGCCTTGTAGGATTAGATCGCTTTTCTTCTGGTCAAACCCTTTTCCTGTTGCATTTGATCCTGCGCCAAACTCTTCCCAGGCTGCTTCTTGCTCGTAGAAATTCTCGGTCTCTCCTTCGAATCCCTGGAGTGGAGAGTAAGAATAATTATCCTCAAGTGCAGATACTTTAGATTTATATTTATTACCGTACTTATCAGCTTTACCCCCTTTAAAATCAAAGCGGGACATCGCTTTTCTCATAGCCTCAACTTCATTTATACCCTCTTTTGAAACAGTGTCTTGGCCGATCATACCTGTGCTAGCAAGCGTAGTTAAACCTTCCTTGTTCATCTTATAATATTTTATAAGAAACTTGTCTAAGAACTCTACGAACCTAGGCTCTTTCTCCATCTCAGCCACAACCTTGAGCGCAGTCTCAGTACTAATTCCCGAGTCTCGCTTGATCGTACGTTTACCATCTTCAGTCGTATTAAAGAAAAACTTCTCAATCTTTTTATACTTCTCGCTTCTGGGGCCTTCTGGATCTTTTTCCATCTCCTTTAGAGCTTCCAAAGCTTTAGCTTCGATTTGTAAGTTTCTACTCGGGGCTGCCCGGGCGTTTAGGTACTCCCCAATTTTCTTTTCGTCGACATTATACTCGCGCATGAGCTCCATCATAGGCTCGTAATATTCAAGTCTAGCTTGCTCTACGCTGTTATCACCCTCTCCGAAAAACTGGTAGTATTTACCGTGAACATTAAGAGCTTTATATAGCGGGTTCGAACTGTCCAGTCCGACAGCTTCAAATCCTTTAAGGAATAATTTGTTTAATTGATTAAGAGGGTCTGCACGGTCTACCAGATCCATTTTAAGACTACCTTTGCTCAGGCTTTGCTTTTTACCTCCGGCCCATTCCTTAAATTCTTTGATCAGCTCGCTATCGCCCGCGATCCGACCAAGCAAGGTTGCTTTCGCAAGATTTGGGTCTGCGTCGCTGGTTAAAATCTTGGCGTCGGAGTTTAGGATCTTTGAAGTACCTTCCGGTGAGAAGGTGATGCTTATATCTTTTCTAAGTGCGCGCTTTTCCACTTCTTTTTGAAGAACCTCGGTAACAGGGCCCATGTCCTCTTTTAATAGCTCGGATAGCTGCTCATAAGACAGACGCTCAAGAATTTCGGGATTCTCTTTAAACTCAGCCATTGCGAGCTTTTGAAGATCGTCGCGCATCTTAATATCGCTTTTCTTTATGAAAGTAGAATCAAACTGAGACATGCCTGAGTCGAGCTGGCCTTTTGGAGCCTTCGCTACCTGAGTATCCTCATTTCCGGTGTCGTCGCGCATGTCTGCGCTGTTGTCTTCTCTTGCTCCACCCTTCTGCGTATCCCGCTGAAGAAGGTTTTCTGCATTAGGATCTGTCTGGCGGTAGACATCAATAGCTTCTGCATCTAAGACCGCTTGGACGATGGGCTTTCCCAACGCCGCCATTGCAGCGGGATCCAGCCTTTTTTCTTTGTCGAGAAACGCGTCGAAGCTAGCAAGCTTACCATTAAAAAGCAGCTGTCCACGCTCGAAATTCCATTGGAAATTAGAATCTTGTGGAGCCTGGTCCAAACGCATTGATTGAAGCTCTTTATCCATATTATCAATGCCGTCCTTTAGCACAGCTTTTTCGTCTGCTGTTTTGGCAGAATCATAAGCTTTCTCTAATTCTTTCTTTTGCTTTTCTACCTTTTTAAAAGCAGGAAGGTTCTTTTTAACCTCTGAGAATTTCCTGAATCTTTTTTGATTCTTTCCTGATTCTTTTCGGGCATTCTCTACATTAGTATCAAAACTTTTAATCCCCAGCTTCTCATACATGGACCTAGCGAAATCCATGAATACATAAGGGAGTAGACCCTCTCCGAGGCCACCGGGTAACTGCTGGATTGTGCTACCGTCTTTGCTCGTCTGCGAAGAGGGTAGAAATTGAAGGGCTCGCATTTGATCTTCAGGCTTACCGCTCTTTAAGTACCAGTTAGCAAAGTCTACAGCGTTAATATCGACAGAAGATAGAAGATCCGATTCTTCCTTGCTTACTTCAATTGGTCGGTCGGGCATAGTTTCCGACTTACCGATATTGGTCTGCTCTTTTTCGAAGTCTTTCCCGTCAAGAGTACGACCCGCAGCAAAGGCAGTCATGACATCAAAAGTCTCGTATATTTTTGATGCGGTAAAACTGTCCCGCCCAGCTTTCGCTGATACCGTTTCCGAAGTTCTTTCTAACGGTCTGCGGTAGTTATACTCGCTCTCGGGCTTAATATCGAAGCCTTTAATAATTCTTTTATTTGCAAGTACGACATCACCACCTTCAGCAATTTCTTCAAGCAGGGCTACCCGAGCAGCACCTTCTTTACTGGAGTCAAAGCTCTTAATTGCTTCCTCAAGGGAGTCTCTTCCTTTTTTGGTTTCTACTAAGCTGTTGAGAAAAACTTCTCTGCGAGCAGTAAGAAAATCAATGAAAGCCTTAGAATAAGTCGGGTTATCTTTTGCTTGGTTTAAAAAGTTGTCGAATTCTTCGAATGCAACTTGTGGAGTTTTACCAGTAAGCTTGGGGAAAGTCTCTTTTACTTTTTTATCGCTCAGCGGCATGCCAAGTATCTTGGCTTGTTCACTGTCCATGGAGCCGTCCTTTCGGTACACCTTTTTGGTAACCTCGCGGCTCTTATTTTCAACCTCTCTCTGCTCCAGAGACTGACCGGGGACACCAGCTTCGCTTGTCTTAAACCCGTTAATTGCAGACTGAACATTCTCAATGACATAGTTTATGTAGTCAGTCTCGAATTTAATTCTAGCCTTGGTACTAACGATACCGGCAAGAGTCTTTGAAAAAGTTGCCGAGCCTTGGACCTTAGGCCAAGGATCTCCTGCTTGCTCCGCATAGTCTGTTTCCTGATCAATGTCGGTAGGCACTCCACCTTTCCGGCTTCCTTTAAAAATATCGTCCACAGAACTTGTAGTACTTCCACCCTTAACCGCCTTTGATTTAGCGGTTAGCATTTTTCCATCTAAGAAACTGGGGCGATCGATGGTTGATTCACTGAAGTCGATGGTTTTTGTGCCGTCTTCACTTAACTGTGTCTTCGAACCTGCTGCTTTCTCGCGCTCAACCATCTCGGATTTCATATTCTCCCGAGCTATGATGAACATTGCCTGATCAAAATCTTTCATCGAGTCCGATGGATCTCCTAGAAGTTCAAGAGTTCTTCCGTTTGCCATAGCCAGACCGAGGACTTCTTCGATCGTCGGGTCGTTGGATACTAGATCAATACTTAGGTAAGCTTTTTCTTCGGAGCCCTTCTTCTTGGTTCCGGTAAGCTTTTTTTCACGAATACGCTCGGCAATAATCGCAGCATAGCTAGCACCTTTGTCTGTCGTATATCCGCTAGGATATCCTTTACGGGCCTGCTCGTTCCCGCCCTTAGTGTTTTTAGCATACCGTGCGCGACCCATGGACTTAGAACCAATATCCCTTTGCTTAGGGAACATGGCGGAAGCTTTAACCGCTTGAAGTATAAGTTTAAAATTGTCTAAAGTACGAACCACCCCATCTTCAGCTACGCCGTAGGGAGCAAACTGTCCTCGAGGCGCTATGCTCTCGTCAAACCCACCAGTTACAAAGTCCCAAAGCTCTTCCTGAGGGGTTAGCGAGGAGTTTTCGTTTCTAGGCCTATCCTTATCTGCATCTTGCTTTGTCTTGTAAACTGAGATACCTCTCGCAGCATACGATGTTGGGTCTGCCATCATACCAAATGTTAAACTCTGAGGCTCGCTCAGTAATTCTCTGCTGTCAGTACCGGGTTTACCTTCAGCTATTCTGTACCAAAGAAGCGGATGCGACACATCTTTCCAATCAAGGCTTAAGTTTTCAGGAGCGATTAATTGTAGATTATTTACCAAGCGTTTGCGGATTTCTTTAAGCTCTTTAATCTCAGCCTCAACGGTTGTGTCTCCGGCCTCCGGCTTTTGGCTTGCGGATTGCAGCTCAGACCTTCCGTCCTCAAGCGATCGAATCTCCCTGTCAACTTCTGCAATTCTGGACTCGATAACTTCTTTCTTAGATTCAACTTGTTCCCGAGCTTCTAAAGCCATGTCCTCGATATCCTGGGCGTTTGGAATTTTACCAGTCGTAGGATCCATGGCTTTTTCTAACTCCCCGATGAATGAGGACGGAGATAGACGGATTAAGGTCTCAAGGTCTAGGACGCTGGATATAGTCTTCCCTGTTGCGAAGGTACCCTTCGCTTTTTTTGTTTCTACTAGATGCGCTCGGATTGCATCATCTAAATTTTTTAGACTCTTAAATTTTTTCTTAACAGCTTTAAGAGCTTCAAAGGCTTCTTTCTCTTTATTAGGATCAGTAATGACTGATTTGGTAACCAAAGCCATCTCAGCACCTAAACGATCGATAAGAGCCTTTGCGTCAGAGGCTCTCTCTTGGGCCTTGGTAAGTTTCTGCGCGGGTGCATTACCGAGCTCTACACGCTCAGACATGTCCCGCTTTACCTGCTTATTCTTTGGTTCGCGACCTACGAAAGCTGGAGACGCTGCTTTGTTAAGCTCGGTATCAATTTTAGAAGTTAAAATTTTGATCTGGCGGCGGAGCGTGTTCTTTTCCGCTTCGCTTTTAGCCCGGTCTAATTTTTCCTGGGTCTTAGCGATTTGAGCTTCTAACCTTTTACCTTTTTCAGAGTCTGAAAGCTTCGTAGTTTGCGGTTTAGGTTTATTTGCAGTCTTGGTGGGCGGGTAAACCCGGAGCTTGTCTCTATTTTTAAGAGATGTCAGATCTGATTCGAGCGAAGAGATTCTCTTTTCGAAAGCCTCTTTCTTTTTTGGAGTGTCCGCTTTTTTAGCTAATTCTTTGGTGCGCTCTATTTGCTTCTCAAGCGAAGCGATCTTTTGGTCTTTTGGTTTAACCAAGTCAGACCGGTCTATTTTTTGTTCCGATGGTATTACTTGTGTAGGCTCTTTTAAGCCTTCTCGCAAAGGTTTAGCTTTTGGATATTCCTTCTTAACTTCTTTTTCTTCTTTAACCGGAATCTTTTTATCTGTGAAAGGTTGTACGCCACCTTCAGCGGATTTTACTAGGTTCGGATTTTCCTCCGTCTCTTGCCCCGCGGCTCTTGCGGTAGCGATAGAGAATGTACTGTAGGTCTTGGGATCCGTAGACAAAATCTTCTCCCCGGCCATGGCGTTTAATGTTCTAGCCATTTGGGCCGCTTTCTTTGGCGCGAGGCCCATGGCCTTTAGCTTTTTCTGAAGCTGGCCAGGTATTTTGCTTCTAGCCTTACCTACTCGGTTTGCCTCTTTTTGAGTAGGTAGCCCTTCTTCATACAAAGCTCCAAGAGCATCTCGCTGAGACTGAGCATTATCGAACTCGGTCTGCATGCTAGGAGTAAATCCATCCTCTAAAAACTGTCGGATTTGCTCGTCGAGCATGAATTCATTGCCCTTCTTATCACCTGCTGCTTTTTCGCTCCCAGTAAACTCTGCGAATAATGGACGAACTAACCCGGAATAGAACTTTTCAAGACCTTTAACAGATTTGTCAGGCTTGTAATTCGAGTTGAGCACTCTTGCCCATTGGTAAGAAAACCACTCTTCCGCGAGGACTTCATTATCAGTCTTATTAAATGCACGACGAATCTTTTTCTGAGTCTTTTCATCATGCTCCTCGAAGCTACGCTCATAATCCTTAGTATAGTATTGAGTATAAGCGTCGAGCTGTTCACCCTCTTTTAATCCGCCCCATAGCTTCGTGAGCTCTTCGTCTTTGAGCATCATGATGCGGGCGAAGTGACCAGATTCGTGAAGCATTGCACCCATGGGATCCTGAGCGAATTCTTTCTCGTTTAAATAGATGATGTTATTACCGTCCCGAGATTCGAAAGTTCCACGATTTTTAAGATTTGCATCAGGAGTACGGTCGCTAATTACTACCTTCAATCCAGCCATTGCTTCGGGACGAACTTTAAACATTGTATCTACCCAGCGACGGGTAAAGTCGAGCGATGCAGCCCTGCGATCCTGCTCCTCGGGAGTTGTGCCCTGAGGGACAACATCCTCGAAATGAGCCATCATGGATTCGGGATCGTTAAAGGTTTGGTAATTCGCCTGATACCCGGCACGGTTTACTGTACCTGTTGATCCAGTCTCTGTCTGAGTTTCTCCAGTAATATCGATAGGTGCATTGCCAAAGTAATTAGCTCGCGGGCCGCGCATTTCAAGTGCAGCGCCAACAGCTCCAGGGCCAACTCCGACCAATCCTTCAGCAGCGATAGCATCCCAGTCCCAATCTTCGCCAGGTTCTTTACTTGCCCATTGTCCGAGATATTCCCCGGACATACCCATGAAAGAATCTGCACCGAGCTCAGCCGCAGCATTGCGGGTCTTTTGCATGAGCTTAAACCTCGGGACAGCTCCATTGGCCGCATTAAATGCTTCCTTATTTAAAAGCTTACCACCTTTGAACACGGCGTTGCCGGTATGGTTAACTACGCCCATAACCTTGCCAGCCATCATACCAGTAAGCATGTCAGCGATGGCGATAGGTGTGCCCTTCTGTACCATCTTCTTTTGAATCTTGCTCCGTATGCTCTCGTTAGTCCAGGCAGCGGCGAAGACTTTTGGATTCTTCCAGTCGATGTTTAATTCCTGCATGCCTTCAAGTGCCATGCCGGAGGCTTCAAGTACAAATGATGCGACACCCCAGGATGCACGAGCACCAATTGCGGCACCGGCCGCGGTTCCTGCGCCGGGAGCAACAATTGTTCCCGCCGCGGCACCAGCAGCGGCAGATGGGAGGAGCCATTTAATTGTACTAGGCAGAAAGGATGATAGTGACTCCACGAACATTTCGGGAATCGCAGCGGGATTATCAAATAATAGATTTCCCATAGCATCGAGAAAGCCATCAGACTTAGTCTCTTTGACACGCTTCATAGTAGAGCTAGTCGGGAGCTTTTCGATTTCCGATGCGATCTCTATGAATTTCTGCATCTCATCCGCATCCAATGTATTAGTCAGAAAGTCAGGAGTATAATTACTCATCTCGCTCATCAGAGCACCACGCTGAACAGCGTTGCCCATAGCCGAGAGCCAGCCAGTAGTCTCTGCCTGCTCGAACAATTCGTTGTCCAATCCATAGCTAGCGGCAAGACCGATAGTCTTTTGCATATCTTCACGCGCAGCTTCCATAGCATCGCGCAACTTGTCAGCTTTAGGGCTGCCCGCCGCTTTAAGAAATTTTAACTGCGCGTCTTCATAATTACTCTTTGTCGAGTATACAGATTGCATGACCTTAGCCATTTCCAAACGCTCTTCACCACCAAGATCAGTCATAGCCTGGTCCAATGGTTTGCCCTGGAAGCTAGTCATGCCAGCCTTGCGCATATCATCAATATCGAGCAAATCGACATCGCGACGGCTCATACCTATGGGTCTGCCGTCAAGCAATCCAGATTCGGAAAAGAAAAATCCTTTGTCCCGAAGCTGGCGTTCTTTGGCGATATGCTGCCTTCTTGATAATACGCCTTTGATATCTCCGCGCATAGCTGCAGCAACCCGCTCTCTCTGAGCTTTGCTAGATTTATTACCCTGACCGTCATATCCGATGGCCGGATTGATCTTTGCTCTCGGATCTACGCTTTCTAAATTCTGTACCTCCCCGTCGTATCCGACTACAGGCTGCTCCCAGCTCATGCCGTCGAGCATCTCGTTCATCTTTTTGGTGCTGCCAGGAGCTTTATTACGAGACTTGAGTTGTTCCTCCAACTGCTCGCGGGCAGGGATAGAGATGTTTGTCATCTGTTCGAAGAGTTTAAACTCTTCATCTTTAGCTCTATCGGCAACTTCTCGACGCTTATCCTTTTCGGCTTTTAGCCTGAGGAACTTGGCCCGCATACCGTTGGGGTGATCCCACTGCTGAAAGTTCTTTAAACCCTCTAATGCACTAGTTTTTTCGTCAGAGGCCCCAAGCCAACCGTCCTCCTGCTGAGATGCCTTGAGATTGGACTTATATATTTCATCAACCGCGGAGATATATTCGTCATCAGACTCAAAGTCTCCAAAACCTCCAACGCTTTCAAAGAAAGGTTTGAACTCATTGTCCATGAATTCTCCGTACAAGTCTTCATACCGCTTAGCGGATTTAGAGTTTTCGCGTGAAAACTGACTAATCTGCTTATGCCCATTCTTTAGCTGCTCGTATGCATCTAAATCGTCGTAAAACGTAGGTCCTTGGTCAACGGGTGCTTCTCCATAGCTGTAGTCAACGGGCTCGGGTTGCGGCTGGTAAGCCTGCTGCATAGGCCCGCCGAATGGTTGATACGGTCGGGGACTTGGTTTACTTAAAAACTTTTCAAAGCCAGAGCCTTCGCCCTTACCGCTGTAGTCTTTAGCTCCGAGATCTAGCTCGTCGAACATGGACATCGGTTAATATTTAGATGTTGTCGAGAGATAACCTGCCGAAACTGGTTTTACTGAGAATGTCTTTTAGCTGCTGCCTACTAACATTAGCACCAAGCCCAAACTTTTTTAAAGCTGCAGTGTAGTCTGCGGCTGGAAGATTATCTACATAATCCGTCACGCTTTTACTTTCTGCCGCTGCTCTTTGCGAGGCACCTACAGATTGTGGTGTTGCGACAGGTGTCGGAGGTGTTTGAGGTCGTATATTTCCAGAAGAAGTCCAAGGGCTCTTCGGTGCCGCGCGGTTAGCAAAACCAATATCTTGCGGGGTTACGGATGGAGGCCTTGCAGGGCGAGTATTTGAAGCAGAAGACCACGCTGTTTGAGCTGGGGGTACACTCCCTCGACCAACATCTTGAGGAGTTCTGGACGGAGCTCGTGGAGTTTGAGTGTTTCCAGTTGAAGACCATGGGCTTTGCGGTGCTGGACGGTTTGACACCCCAACATCTTGAGGAGTTCTGGACGGAGCTCGCATGCTTGAGGAGCTTGACCAAGGATTGTTCATGCTCGGCGCTGGTTGAGACGCTCTACCTACTTGTTGCGGGGTTTTACCTGCGTAACTTCCAGCTGCGCTTGACCAAGGATTGTTCATGCTCGGCGCTGGTTGAGACGCTCTACCTACTTGTTGCGGGGTTTTACCTGCGTAACTTCCAGCTGCGCTTGACCAAGGATTTGTGGCTGCTTGAGACGATGCTTGAGACGCTCTACCTACTTGTTGCGGGGTTTTACCTGCGTAACTTCCGGCTGCGCTTGACCAAGGATTTGTGGCTGGTGCTGGAGGCTCTTTTTTGAAAACGTTTAAACCCTTCTTTAGCATCTTCGCACCTTTCTTACGGGTGCCTGGATGTAAAAGAGCAGCTGCTCCCGCTATAGGTAATCCGTATTTAAGTAAAGGATTCATCTCATCATCCTCCTCCTCCGGAGTCTGGGGAGTATCTGGCTGAGATTCGGGCTTTCTGTTTAAATATTTGAGGGCATCCTCTCTAGAATTAAAACGCGCATCTCCATAATCTGACTCATTAGAGCTCATGCGTACAGATCCTGGAGTTAGCCCGGCAAGCTCCTGACCATCGCGACCTGTGATGCTGCGGTCGCCCCCAAGTTGGTGATCAAGGTTAGCTTCCATAGCTCCGTTATTACCGAGCTCATTAAATACATTAAGGGCTGAGTCTCTACCGCCAGCACGGTCGAAAGCTTCTTCGGTTTCGTTAGTCGAAAAAGTTCCGTCAGGATTTTGAATGATTGATGTACCCTCATTCTGCATGCCTGACTTTTTCTTGAACTCGTCCATGGTCATGCCGCCACCGATTTCACCAACACCATAACCGCCGGAATCTTTAAGTTCTCTAGTTAGACGTCTTTTACGATCGTCCTCAGAACTGTAATATTTAGAGTCCATAAATCTTTGGCGCATTTCAGCCTGCTTCTCCGCGGGTAGATCATCAAAAGAAACCCCGTCTTTATTAGTAGGGCTCTTCATCCAAGCATCTCGAACTGCCTGCTCTTTCCTGTTTTCAAAAGCGGTGTCTTCGGCAGCCCTATCGGAACGCCTTTGATTAGCTATATCCTGCTTAACGGTCCTTCCGGCTTGGGCCATTAGATCGCGTTGAATACCTTGCCGTTGAAAAGCGTCTAACGACTTATCTTTACGGTCTATTGGTCTAAAATTACCCATATTATTAGCCATAGCTGCTAAACCAGCTGGGTTACTCAGGTCTGGTTGGGTTCCTGCTTGAGCGGCACCGCCGTACGGAGCGGATGCGGGGTTTTCCAGTGAAACCTCAGCCTCCTCTATATCATCTAATCCAGGCACATCATTCGATGGGATGTCCGTACCGTCCATACCCGAAGCGGCTGCAACACCACCTCCGACGCCCATAGCGGTTTTGTTGTTTTTAACCCCTCGCCAAAGAGCTCCGGGGCTCATCATTTTTTTGGGATCTTTAATAGCTTTACCCAACAAATTCTTGCTTTGCTTTAGCGCCTGACCGCCAAGCTGCAAAGGTTTAGCAAAAGCTCCTAAGGTCTCAAGGCCTCGGTCGAAAAAATCCCCCGTATCTATATGATCTTCGTCGTCTCTGAGTGCGTCATGCAATCCATACCCACCAGTCTGAACCCCCTTGGTCGCCCAATACGGAAGGTTAGCAGCACCGCGAACTACTGACTCAATAATATTGTCGTCGTCCCGATCCATGGAAGCAAAATCGGAAAGCTCTGCGTTGAACGAGTTTAACCCCCTAGTGAGGTAGTCTTTTTCAGCTAAGTTACCCTCTATCTTTCCCGCATCGCGAAAAAACTCCATGCCCATAGAGGGACTAAACTCTTTAACAAGCTCCGCATAAGCCATCGGCTCTAACTTACTTTTAAAATAAGCAAGTTCTTCTGGCGAGATACTTCCTATCCCAAAGGGCGAGCTGTTATTATTCAGTCTCTGTCTTAATCTCTGGTATAACTCGTCCTCTTTGTCAAATGACGGCGCTTTAGGTGTGTTCTCTGCCATAGCGAAAGGGTAGATCCGGGGTATTATGGTCTCAACCGCTTGTAATTCTTCTTCAATGCATTGAGAGGCACGCGCATGAAGCCGTCAGGACATAGAAGACTAGGGTTTTTATGAAGCATGCGATTAGTAATCTTCTTCTTTTTCGGGCTCTTGTATGTCGATGCACTATCGATGTTATACAATGCAATGGCTGTAGCTAGGACATGGTCGTCATGATGGCCGGGAGCAGCTTCAGGCTTGCCACGATCATTAATCACAAAGGTTTTCATCTCGCGAAGTACATCTTCATCCGGGATATCTAAATTTTCTTCGATCAATTCAGCGGCCAAATGATCAATAATTGTCTTACGAGTAATTTTATCAGTGGACCAGCCATAACTCTTTTCAACCATACCCATGGAATCATTAAATTTTCTACGGCGATATACAGATAATCCCATATCGAGTAGGTATTTTAACAATGCTAGACCAGAATTATTAACCTCAGGGATGATAAATGCATCACCATACCATTTTGATGCGGCTTCAACCTCCTGGGCCAAGATTCCAATGTCCAAACGACTATGGTGAATCGCGACCAAACGGGGGACATGCCAGTTGCCATGCCAGTCTTCAAAGGGGGCTTTCCAAATTTGTACGCTGTGGTAGTCAGGATCTGCAGAGATTCCTTGGGTTTGTTGGTCTTCCCCGGTACATGTATCCGCAGAGATTAAATATTTGGAGTCATGTTCAGGTTCTTCGTAGATTTTCCAAGAGCCCGCACGATCAGGAAGAAAGCTAGAGGTCTTTCCTTCGCCCTGAAGGGTAAGAGTTCCCATTTTACTGGTTACATTAGCGCTGGCCTTGAGCATTTTATCAAGATTTGCAGTGTGAAATCTTGGACGAGAACTCATTAAGAAACATTCTTCAGGATCACTAGGATATTCCTGACGGAATTTACTAATGTCCCCATTGCATTTGTCCTGGAGAACACGACGACGCCAATGCAATTGTTCATAATTTACATCAAAGCGTTCCATTTCAGACTTTTCATCCTCCGTCATGGTATCAATGAAGTCTTGTTTATGTTCATCAGTTTCAAACGGGACTATGGAGTCCTCAAATTCAAACCATGCAGCGAATATCTTCGCCCACTCATTGTCTTGCACCCAGGTACGATAAAACCAACCGGCTGGGCCATTAGGGGTAGAGTCTGCGACAACCAAGGATAAATTGTCACCGTCATATAAACTCTGCAAATATCCAAGAGCAGGGTCTCTTTCACCCTGCATAGGCCAGAATGCAACCTCAGTCATATTACCAACCTGAATGGTACCAGATCGACCAGCATTTTTAGATCCCGCGGTTTCTTTACCATAAAGACTACCGCTTCTTAATTTAATCAAATCAACCAAGGATCCACCGTCCAATACGCTAGCCGCTCCATTAGATTCCCATGGAAATAAGTCATTCTCCGCATATCGGCGATAGATCTCGAAAACTTTATCCGAAGTTCCGCTGATATCACCCATCAAGGATCCGGCAAGGGTCGCATGTTTACGCATGTGGTGATAAGTCAAAGCCTGAGCACAGGTGCTAGCACCCTTTTGACGAGGCTTTAATATGATCATTTTGCACGGCTTATCCTCGATCTGGCATTTTCGATAATGATTGAACATTCGTTTCTGCAAGGTATTCGGCTTGGGCTTGATATCCCTACCCCGTTTATCCTTAATTACCGCAAATGTACTGAACCAAACCTCAGGATCGATACGGATAAGATCCTCAAGCTGTTGGGTATCTTTTCCCATTAGCACTTCCATCGGCGGCGGGCAGCTTTGCCCCTCTCACCAGTCCAACTCTTAGATCTTGCGCAAAATGATTTTCGTCTGCCGGCCGCTTTGCTACCCTTCTTAACCTTGCCGGTGACAGCAGTCTTGAGCTTACTTCCAGGATTAGCCTTTCGATATGCGGCTACACCCTTCTTCGTCATACCAGCACCAGCTTTAGCAGTTCTGTAATTAGCTCCTTTTCCCTTCGTAGTCTTACGAATTGGTTTACTAGGCTTTCTTTTTGCGGGCATGGTTACTTCCCCCTTTTCGATCCTTTCTTAGGAACGCAATTGGGAACCTTTCGACCGCCCTTGCTCTTCATGCCAATGGCACTGTAGCCCTTCCAACAAGGTCCCTTCTTCGATGTTGTACTCTTTTTACCTTTTGGCTTTCTTGCTGGCACGGTTCAATATCCTCGCTTTTTCCTGACGAATGCGAATCTGCTCGTCAGAGTTAATAAATTTTATGGTCGCTAGGTCGTACATAATTATTCCTCGTCGACCTCGTCCAAATCGAAGTCCATTTCGAATTCGACATCGTTTTCAATCTCGACCTCGCAAAAGCGATCAACCACACCGAGTGCAATCTGACCCATTTCAAACTCATCAATGTCAGATTCTTCCCACCAACGGACAAATACCGCAGATAGTTCGTTTTCAAATTGTTTTTCAGGTGTCATCGGTTTCCAGATACTAAGTTGTTTGAAGGATGTTGGCCGGTGCCGAACTTTCGCAATGCATTGGAAGTTTTTTCCATGCGAGGACGAATACCAGATCTGCCCGTGGATTCGGCATCTCGATACTCGTCGTTATCTAAAAACTCATCGGCTGCCTTGATAAATTCGCCGTTATTTATGTGTTCCAGGGTTTTTGGGCTTCCACCAAGGCTACCCCGGAAGTGCGAGGATGCTAGGGGGACTTGAAGTTCAGGTGGATAGACCTCGAACTCAGGCATTAGGCTGTGGATCTCAGGTCGGCGGTCGTATATGTCCTGTTTTAAAAGTTGAGAAGCTTCGTCTTCTGTAATTTTTGCTCCAGGAATTGCGCGATCACCGGTATGTCCGTGTCCAATGGTTGGTACATCCCCCCGGGTGGGTACCGTCGTGGTTTCGAGCATTCCTTCTTGTGCTTTAAGCTCTTTATACAAATCTCGTTCCCATTGAGGAACACTTTCAACCTGGGATTGAGGAGTTAATTCAAATAATTCCTCGATTTCACGCCTTTTTGACTCTTCAAGATTCATTTTCGATCGTTAAAGGCTCCTCTTTTACGGATTCTGCGTAAACATCGACGATTTCGTTCAAATCCATGCCAGAACTGCGAAATCTGGACAAAATATCACCGGTGCTGATCTCTTGAGAATTGTCTTTAGAGACGGTAATTTCCGCTCTAGTGGCCGGTTTTCCAAATCCGTACTCTAAAAGCAACTTTGCGGCAGTTATTCGAACCGTGTGACTAGCAACTTCTTCGTATTCTACCCCTCTTTGCCCGTCTTCTCGGTTTCTGCGGACGGTTTGTTTAGCTTTAAGCCCGTCACGCAAAGCGGCTACAGCTAATTCAAAGTCATCATCGTGGATGAATTTGTGTACATCTTCACGCAATCGAGTAGTTTGTTTAGTTGGCATACGCTGAAAGGAGTCCTCTTTGCGATACAATGTAACTTTTTGGTACCCGGGGTGCTAGCGGTTGGATATGATGTACCTGGCATAAACATATCGACCCGGACATGCTTAAACTTTTCTTCTTTTTCGACAGATCCAGAGGAAAGCGGCCCGAAAAGATTGTTTTTTATTTCTGTAATTGATAGTCGACTGCGAGTGGTAGTGATAGTTGGTACCCCGTGGGAGGTGGGGGGAGGTCTACTACACCACACCTATGCGACTTGATACTCTAGTCAGATACAAAGTCGATACACTTGGCACTACTGACCTTGGCATCATGCTGATGGTCAACGACTTAGGGTCGACAGCACACTAGATTCAGAATCCAGTCCAAGGTCTTGGGTCGCAGGCTTTGACGCAATCGTCCCTTACCCTCAATCATTATGCGTCATAAAATATGTGGCAGTGGAGGTTATCGTCAATCTAATGGACGGAGCTTTAGCGACCACTTTTAAAGGACTCGGGACAAAAAAAGACCTCAGCACCGTGATAGTACTGAGGTCGTTGGTTAAGGGTTAACGATTATTGCATGAAGCTTACAGGACTGCGATAGTTAGCTATGTTGCATTTGTTGAATATTTTGATAACAAGCTTTGCACTGTCTTCTTCCATATTGAACTGTTTTGCTATTTCTTGATAGTATTCATCGTGACACCCGTCTGTTGTCCAATACAGATCGGTGTAGACTTTTTCAAATAGCTCATCGAATTCTTTATCTATTGGTAAGAACCAAAACATTCCAAAGTCGTTTTCTACTTTATAGCGTAATGTAGCTTTGTGGTTTTCCATTTCAATGTTTTCATAGATGGTAAGCAGGAGCTCTTTTACACGATCAATGTTTTCATTAACAGTGGTGTTATCCCAAAGACTTAACGCTTTTTCTGTCTGAACAATGTTCTCATCTGATAGTTGAGGAAGATCAAGGATTGCGTCGTTGAGTTCTTGAGGTAGCTTTGTTGATAGCAGTTGTTTTTGTATGTTGTTCATAGTTTGTATAAGTTAAAATAATGACTTGATTGTCACACTATGAAATCTAGCAATACGGCAACGAATGGAGGACTCGTGACAAAAAAAGACCTCGATACCGTGATAGTATCGAGGTCGTTGGTTAAGGGTTAAGACTGGAGGGTTACAGCGTTGTAGAGCGTATCGCCTTGATCTGCTTTTGTGACATCGCAGTTGTAATCCTGACCGATGCAGTCTTGAAGATGCTTTTCGAAATGTTCGAATACTTCTTCTTTTGTAAGACCGTTAGCTGGACGAGGGATGTCGAATACACGCATCCATTTACCAAGTAACCAACCGTGCTTAGGTGATAGTTTGGAGAACATTTCGGTGGCTACGCCTGTGTAAGCGTCGTGAACGAATGTTAAACGGATCTCGGATGTGTTACTTTTTACATTAAGTAACTTCATCTCGTGCTTACCTTCGGGAATCGGATCGTTACCGATGAAGGAGTCGAAGTCGAAAGCGTCTGCAACTGAAGTAGCGTTATCGTTAGAACCGAACATGTCTTGATTTTCGATAGTCATGATAGTGAACGAACAACGAGGATAATATATTGGTTAAGGATTATTCATGCTTACCTAACTGTAAGGTAAACAAGCCTCGTTGATCACACTATGAAATCTAGCAACACGGCAATGAATGGAGGGTTCTGATTGCAAAGGAGGCCTGAACATATTGAGCATCAGCAATCTAAACACCCACCGAGGCTTGCCTCGGGCACTCTTTAAAAAACCGATCAAAGAAAGCGAGTAGATGTAACGCATTCGTATATTGGTAATGTATGATAGTACGCTAGCCATAGGACTCGGGACAAAAGAATAGCCCCGCCCGTGTAACCAATACGGACGAGGCTATAGCTTATTTTGCTATCGACTGAACAACTGCTCCATGACTGGACGCAGTATTCTAAAGGTCTTCATGAACTTGTCGTGATTTTCATCACTTGTTGTTGTACCTGTGTAATACAGATTGAAGTCACCTGTTTGAGAATTGGCACGCATACGAGATTGTATTTGTGCATAGATTGATCCACCACTCCACTTACTTTTGTGTGTTTGTTGAGTGAATCGATATGTTATGAAACAGTCGCATACTGATATAGCTACAGTATTTTCTGGTAGTTCATAGGTACGAAGAGTAGATTTGTGCACCGGTATATTTAGATTGTTTAGTTTGAGTTTACTTTGTAATCCTCTTTTACTACGGATACTAATTGGTAATGGTGTATTCATGATGCAAGATTGATGTAGTCGTTAATGAACTGTTTTGCTTTATCGTTTAACGAGTAGTTTACATCAGTTATTAATCGAAGCATTGGATAGTTACGCTCAAGCCAGTTTAGTTCTTGTACGAAGTATTCGCTTTGTTTAACTGCTTTGAGATGTATACCGAAACGAAAGACATTACGAATGCCGTGTGTAGTGTTTTTACTTCGTTGATCTTCGATACTTGCAAGTTTAGCGATGCGTGGGTGATCGCAGGTTTCTAGATATTTTACTATTTGCCAGTTCCACATTGGGTGGACATAGCTTGATGATAGTTGTGACCCAAACAAGTAGTTTGTTGGGTTGCTTACTTCATATTCTTCGAGGCGTAGTTTGTAATACGCATCGAGTGTGATCCATTCATCATTGTCTTGAACTTTTTTAACATAATGTTTTTTGACACCGTTAATTACAGGAATTTTACCTTCTGCACAGATGTACTTAATTGCAGCTTGTAGATCACCTAAGTTCTCAAGCATATCGCCATGGCCTTGCCAGTCGAAGCGATCAAGTGGGACATATACATACTTGCCAGTGATGTCGCATTTAACTGGATCTTGTTCTTCAGTAAGACGATCAGATTTGAGTGTTGCTGGTTTGACATGACATACATTGATACGCACGGGTTTTACTGTTTCTGTAGTACCATCCGATTTAGTGATGATAGTACGATTGGCAGGCATGGGTGTGATATCAATTAGATCAGTGTAGTCAGCATATTCTAATTTGGGTGTGATATTGTTTAGAGCTGCTTCTGGAATAACCACGAATGTGTCTTCATTGTTGTTACCGTTGTTAGCTTGAAGCGTACGAATTCTACGAGTTGCATTAGCTAACGGTATTTCATCTGTATTGTGTACACAGATAGTCATGTTAGCACGCAGTCCGAATCCGGTAATATCTTTATCTTTAGTGAATACATAGTCTTCTGATCGCCAGCTTTTCTTTTTACGGAAGTGTTTAACGGCTGTATGTCCTTTAGGTAGTGATATAGTAGATATTAGTTCTTGACCTTGCCACTGAGCATTAGCTTTGATCTGTTGGATAATACTTCCAGGTAAATCATCGTCATAATGAAATGATTTGATACTTGCATTGATACGACCGGGTTCATTAGCAACAAGTTTTGATAGTCTAGATGCTAGATCAATGAGCATATTATTAGACATAGCTACAAGTGCATTGCGTGTTCTGTCTGTATATTCAAGAGACTCACGATTAGCAGCGATATCTAGTGAACCAAGAGGTGCATAGAATATAACATTACTGCATTGAATTAACGCTGAACCTTTACCAGTTATGTTTGCTGAATCTGCATTTAATGGATAGCAAATGTTACCCATTACAACGAATGCATTGCGATGGTTTTGATAGTGGTAAGGTCTTTGAGATTCTTTGGTAATTGCCCAGTCATCTGTTGATTCGAACATCTCTAATTTAGGTAACTCGCAGTTAATGATTGGTTTTGTACGCCAGTATTTGAAGAACTTTTTGGCTTTGCTTATGCAATCATCAATGTCTTGTTTTCTAATAGTTACACGAACTTCTGTACCTGTAGTACCAGTAGTATTTTCTGTGCTGTTAAGCATACTGATTGTACCACGCTTGGATTCATCAATGCGTGCTAGCCAAGTAGTTATTTTATTAGTTGTATAACTAATAACTTGGAAGCTGTCGCCATATGCGAAGCCAGCTTTGCAGCCGATACCTAGGCAACCGGTATAGTCGTTACTGTTACGCTTGGTACTTGCACCGTATTTGACATAGAGCTGGCATACTTCTTCATCAGTTAAGCCATAGCCGTAATCGCGGAATGATAGTGTTGAATCGTTTAGTGATGGCAGTTTTACATTGATGGATGCATCTTTACCTGCTTCGATATTGGCATCTACTGCGTTGGTAGAATATTCACGAATGACTGCGAGTAATTTGTCGGAATAGATTTGAGATCTGAGTATGCCCATGATGTGGGATAGGTCAGATTCTTCGATGCCGAAGTCAGCGGCTTTAGTAATGTTGGTTTGATACTGTTGTTTATCTGTTGATAGCTTCATAATAATAAGAGGAGCAGATTATAGACATGCTCAGGTCATATGGTGTGTGGATAAGATTAGAATGATTGTTCTGTTAGCATAACAGACCAGTCATTGTGATGTGTATTGAAGGATAGTTGCACTCTGTATTCGCTATGATTACGGATAGCATCCATGATCATATCAATGTTTGCATCTGGGAATTCTTCTTGAACTTGGCTGAGCCAGATTGTGTTGTGCTCGGCATTGTCTTCTATGTAGTCGAATAGCTGGATAAGCTCGTCTGTTTCGTGACCGTATGCACCGTCGTTTAGAACTTGGCGGTTTGTACATTCGTCGATTACTTTGTATTTGCATACACGAAGCTTACCGAAGTCGCATTCATTAGGTACGGATACAATGTCAGTTGGACTGTACTCTACAATTAGTAGTTTACCGTCTCTAGATGCCCAGCTGTCTGCGTAGTCATGTGAACCTACATGCAGACCGGATGAGCAACCGTTGTTTGGATCGTCATCTACATTCATGCGTGGCATTTCGATTGTAGATCCTACAGTATTTCGAATTTGACCGGATTTGTTAACTACGCCTTGAATGATAGTGTTCTGCGTGTTGCCATATTTGCTGTAGTAGTCATCTTGTACGCCTTTGTAACCAATAAGATTACCTTCTTCAGTCATGCACATACCAGTATGTGTGATGAAGTTATAGGCTTGTTGACGACAACGATAACTTGGGTTGGCATGCAGTTTTTCGATGAATCGAAACCAGCGATCTAGATTAGTATGACCTTCTGCAATTAGATCAGTAAGCTTTTTGGCTTCGGCTGTATGAATCTCGTTATCGTCTAAGAAGACTTGATCACCTGTTACACGAACACGACCGTTGGTCATATTGCATAGGACTTGGGATTCGTCCATTAGGTCGCGAACTTGTTGTTCGTCGTTATCTTTAATCGCATCGAGTATACCTTTGTAGTTGATACGGTCGTTAGTAATTTCGATCGGTTTGTTGTTTTGATGATCGAAGATGAATACGGAATTATTTCCGAATGAGTATGATATATTTTTCATATGGTGTGTGTTTGATTATTAGTTTAGATATTTTGCCCAATACATTGAGCTGTCTTGTTTTTGTATTTTATCCCAGAACAAGTTACGGGAGATAACCGGTGGTATGCCGTATGAGTTAGACAATTCATTCCAGTAATCTTCGTAATATGTGTACTGAGCGGGTGAAGCACCACGATCGACATCTTCCCAGCCGAAGGCTTTGAACATGTGTCGATCAATACATATTATTTGTGCATCGAGCGGTCTGATCATTTCGATAGCGAATGATGTTTTTGCCAATCCTAGTTTCTTGAGCATTTTTGCAAGTTTGTTACGCCACGATTGCCAGTTGTCTGGTTTTGGAGTGAACAAGTTGCGGTGTCTACGCCATAGATACTGTAGATTATCAATACCGGTAGCTTTGATTTGATACATGCCACCTTGACTGTTTTTAAGCATACGATGCAGAGAATTGTATGTTGTATCTGCATTGGTACGCTTAATTGCATTGTATTGATCGCAGCTATTTGCCCAGCTTGTATGAACCGTACAGTATGCAAATCGATAACGATTGATATGCTCGCGATCTGATTTAGGCATGATAGTTTGCCAATCAGTTTTGTAGCGATCAACTGTGTTGTTATCGATTGTTGCAAAGAACGATTCAATGCGTTTTCTGCACGCTCTTGGAACGCTTATTATATCCTGTCCATCCATGATCTTTTAGTTGGGTTAGAGCTTTACTTGCACACGATCCTTTTGGTTGAGTACCGTGAATGAGTTGGGCGAAGCTGGGGCCACGAGTATATGCGTGGCTGTCGTCTTGATCTATTTCTAGACCAAGCTTGTTAGCTTCTTCATGACTATATACGACACGAGCAGACTTGAGGTCATATCGATCAATTAGTTGATCGTATTTACCGCCATAACTTGCATTGAGCTCGAAGTTGCTAGGTATTTGGTCAGTTAGTGTAGTCCATAGGTCTAAGCGTTTGGTATACGCATAGAACCATGTAGGAGCATATTTAGTTGCTAGATCCATCCATGCTAGGAAGTAACTTTTATTGAAGAAGTCACCACCTACATGAGCACGGATGATAGGTCGTTGGCCGTGATCATTTATGTAATTATCGTGCACTCGTTTGAGTGACGCATTAAGAATCTCGAATGTTCTTTTTCGAGATTGGTTTTTTAGTTTGATTAGATTGCTCCAACGCTGATTACGCAGATTTTTATATATAGCTTCCATTGAAGCTGCATAACATCTGAATTCAGTATTAGGACCGTCTTTGATTTTACCAGTAATCATATCAGCCCTGGACAGACATTTGTCTGCCGCAGGACATGTATGACCAGACGGTAATGATAGATGGATAATGCGTTTTGGTAACTTTGCGTTACCTACATTCCATGTAATTTTATTCTGTATTTCCATTGTAGACAGGGGGGACAGCCCCCTAATTTGTATTGTTCGTAGTAAACGATGCGTTGTTTGCACTTTGGGCAGATACGCAACGAGTTATAGATTTCAGCAGTGCTATTAGCTTCTGCGATCTCGGCAGGTGTATGTTTTTTACGATTGCTAAGGATCTTTAATGCAGCCCGTAGGTTAATTTAACGCTAGCAAGGTTTGAAGTTTTTCAGGCTGACGAGCTTCGATTGCATCTGAACAATGAGTATCGAATATACTGTGCAATGCTATGCCACGCTTGCTGGAATCTGCGATGCTGGTGGGACATTCTTTATATATTTCTGTAAATGCATTGAACAATGACCATGCATTACCAGGAGCGAACTCGTCATGAGATGGTGATTCATACTCATCAATTACTTTGTTTAGCTTACTTGCTGGTATTGCTTGGTTGTTACGACAGGCTTCGCCAACGATACGATATACTTCATTACTGCTGATAGTAGTATCTTTGTAACCGTCGTATCGATGTTCTTGACTGGTCCAGTTATTGATAATGTTATCGAACATACCTGATACACGGTTATTAAAGTTAGCGTGTACATTTTTTGTATGTTTACTGCTGATAATATGTTCACCAGAGAAGATCATATTACTACATACGATGACACGGGAACCTGAACAGGCAGCGGCACCGAAGCGTTGGTTATGACTGTTACGAATACCAAGCATGTTCTCGAAGGATCCATTACTGGATTCCATGAACATGGTAGCGAACATATCTTGATATGGTTGGCGTACTTTTTTGTCATAGACATCAACGAGTTGATACTTGATTTCACGAACATTGAGATCACGGTGTAACGCTTCTTCAATAACTGTATTCATTACATCTGAATGAGGTACAGGACGCCAAGTATTGGTAGCTTGGGGCGTTGCTGATTGGATGATAGTCTCGTAGTCGACTGCGTGTGATTTATTTATTTTCATTTGTTATATGGTGTGTGTTTATTTTTATGCTGATATTGCGATGACATTGTCATCTACGGCTGTGAATGAATCAGATAGATCGATAAGATCGCTGATTGGTTCGGGAACGATTTTGTAAGTGTGTCCACCACACTTTACTTGAACAATATTTGACAGTTTTAAGCTGAAATATTGTTTACTTGATGGACGATATCCTGTGAATTCATGACCAGATATATTGAACATTCTATACGCAGTAATGATGTCGTTGGTTGGTTTGCTTGGGCTCTTGCCCGTACCTTTGACATGTTTGCGTACAGATAGTCTGACATTATCTTCACGATAGGTTCCATCTACTTTTATGTATTGCACCCAAAAGATTTTAGATCCGAAACTTTTGAGTAGTTGTAGTAGTTTTTGTCGATGCATATGGTGTGTGATTTCTATTAGTTATTTGGTTTTGTATTTTGCGATTATGTCAGCCACTACGGTGAGTGGTACATATGAGTAAACGCTTTCTGTAGGAGGATCGTCTCCGCATTTGTACGGTAGAAGTTCTGGTATGATAGAAGTAGGAAACCCAATTTCTACAGATTCGTTATCGGAGTAAGATCCGTGATGGTTAATCATGCTGAAGCTTACTATATTGTTTAGTTGTATATTCATGCTGCTGCGGATTCTTTCCATAGTTCGATGTCAAGGTCGGCAGGAGACATGTTGAATTTGCATGAAGCACCTAGGAACATAGCTTCAAGACGAGCATATTCGTCTGGATCTTGAGGCGTTTGATCAGGTACTGGATATTTTGGAAACTCTCGAGCAAGCCAGCGAAGGATGTGTACATCTAGAACAGCTACTTCTGCCCATGGTCTGGTATTTACCATGAAGAAGGATGCAGTTTTGAGCCCGAGGCCGGGGATGATAGTTAGCTGCTCTCTGGTCGCATTACGAAGGAAATCACCTGATCGTATGCGTACGCCGTCGAGTTCGCCAAAGCCGATAGTTTGCCAGCATTTGATTAAGCGTTCGTATTGACCGATACCATTTTTTTTGAGTAACGAGCGTATACGATTACCATGCGAGCGTATAACATCGGTTGCAGAGCATTCTTCAATAAGTTTGTTGAACCTGGGTGTTATGGTTGATGATTTTTTACCTGGAGTAACTGTTGTCCAGAGCAAGAATTCTGTGAGCTCGCCTACTGAGCGAGTGAATTTTTGTGGGTTTTTATAGTCGATAGTCATAATGGTGTGCGGTTAGTTATTCATGTTCAGGTCCTAGCCTGATGTCGAAGTTGGTTGATGTGATAGTGATCTTGCCTCCACCTGCATTTTTGAGGCGGGCTTGAAGTGTTTGTAGTTCTTCTAGTAGTTCTTTCATGATGGTGTGCGGTTGGTTATTTTTTCGAGACCCAATGCCTCGAACTTCACAATATGAAATCTAGCAACACGGCAACGAACGCAGCATACCAAACCCAAGCAACAACCCAGCACCCACACAGCATACAGATCACATATTGTAATGGTAGATTGGCTTGCTGAGATTTGTATATTTGGACAATGCCACGCAAATGCATGATAGTTGCTAGCCAATGGCAGTGACCCCCAGCAAATGTATGATAGTTGCGAGCCGATCGAATGCGGTTGACGGGGGGTGTTTTACTAAGTATTTCGGGACTTGTATCTGATAGCAACATATGGTGTGTGGTTAGACTGATGCACGGGGTCAAGCTTGCAGGCTTGGCCCCATCTTTTTATATCATGTTAGGTGGACATATCGTGTCCATCAGCTTGATTTCTGTTACGCTTTTCAATGCTATTGAGATCCTCAAGGCCATCGGCAACACGGCGAAGGGAGTAACGTACTAATTGACTGAATGAAAGGTCGAGTTCAACAGCAAGCCGGGCGTATTGCTGCTTGAGCCCTCTCTCCATTGTTACGGAGACCCGGATTACATCCGAAGTCGGTGGTTTCTTTTTCATAAGTCAAAAAAAGAAAAGGTAAAGATTACTCGGCGCAAGCGTTTTGCAACTAACCCAACGATGTTATACACTCAACGCACATTCGATTGATACTAGTAGAACATTGCTCGAATATGTATAACATGCCAGCACCACGGAACTATAAGAAAGAGTACAAAGCGTACCACGCTAAACCAAAGCAAAAGAAGCGAAGGGCTCAGCGAAATAGTGCGAGGTCAAAAATGGTAAAAGCTGGTCGTGCTCGAAAAGGCGACGGCAAAGATGTCGATCATAAGAATCGAAATACCGCAGACAATAGATCAAAGAATCTAAGAGTCGTTTCAAAAAGCAAAAATAGAAGCTTTTCCAGACCAAAGAAGAAGGCTGCTCCTAAAAAACGCAAGTAAGTGGACTTAGGTCAAAAGCCGGAGTTCGCAACTCATACCCATGTGTTTGCGGATCACGATAACGGCTATGTTTTGGTAGTTTACTCAAAATTACCACATATCGATTGGCCGACCACACTCATAATGGTCGCTAAATCCAAACTTAGTTGGTTTAAGTAAATATACCAGCTTAGGGTTCTATTTTGCCCAAATATGGTATCAAACCGCCTCAAAAAAGTGAAACCATATTTACGAGTGCTTGATATTCAAGTACTTACGAAAGAAATATGGTTTTATGGTTTATGGTTTATGTTTTACCCTGTGACCTGGGGGAACCCCACCGGGGAGGGTATCCTCCTTCCCCTATATATAATATATACTTTCTATAGAATATTAAATATAAAACCATAAAACCATATTGCATTTGTAGCTATGTTGATTATCAACGACTTATGAAAATGCTTTTACTTTCGAGGTTCGAGTAGGAACCATATTCGATACCTCCGACCTCCGACCCGAGACTTTCGAACCTGTACCTGTCCGCATATCGACAGGAACACCGGTTCGAGGCGCATGAAGGGGGTCAGGAGACCTTAAGCAGTCTTCCGAGGGTCAACACCAAGCTCACGGAGTCGCGCCTCATATTCAGCCTCTTTTAAAACACGATCTCTTTCCTTCTCTTCGACTTGGCTCATTTTTTCGACCAGAGCCTCGCGAATTATGTCCGAAAGCGAAGTATTTTCGACCTTCGC